ACCATTTCCTATGTTGCCATTCCAATATAATTGTGCAAATCTGGTGTTCCCACCGGCATTCAAACTTGCGACATTACTAGAGTCCGAAATAGTGGCATCATTTGGTAATGTTAAGTTACCATCTCCGCCAAATGTCCAAACACCACCTTGAGTATTAGTATTAACATCCCAAGACTGTATATAAACATTGCCGTCCCAACTTGTCATTACATTAGATTGCTCGTCTTTACCTAATATAAGATTTGCACTTGCGCTAGCAACAAGGTGAATGTCTGGACCAGATGATATGAAGATATCTAAATATGAACCAGCGTTAGCAGGATCTGGTTGTAAGTTTAAGTTACCTGTGCCAATGATATTAATGTCATTGAATGTGATATTACCTGTGTTAGCATTGCCACCACCGCCATATGGACTACCATTAGCGTAATTGATACTTGATGTATTACTTGGTAATGTTAGATTGCCGTCACCGCCAAATGTCCAAGCATTACCGTTTGAAATAATAGATGAATTGTTTGCTATGGTTCCAATATAAAGTGCTTCAGCAAGTGTACCTGAATTTGCAACTTGTAGCAACAACTCTGTGCCCGGAATTAAAGTTAGTGGATCAGTACTTGGTGTAAAGTTACCAGTGTAAACTGCTGTACCAACAACATAACGCATATTTGTTATTAAACCAACGTACTGCGAATTTATACTTTCAGTACCTGTTGTACCATCTACTGTTGGGCTACCGATGCTTAGGAAATAACCGTTTGCAGGATCGTAAGCAATATCATCTGGTATGGAAACAGAATTAAATGCTACACCGTCCTGATAGATAGTTACTGTACCTGATGAACGAACTACAGCAATATGTTGCCAAACGTTTAATGTATTATTCCAACCAGAGAAGGGATTATAACCAGATTGTGTCTGTATTGCTATATTGTTAGAGCCACCTTCAAATAACCCCACTAACAAACTATTAATGTTACCACAGCAAATACCAAGACTGAATGGTCTTGGATATCCATGACCATCGCTAGTTACATATTGATACCATTCAATGGTAAAGTCACCTGTGCCAGGAGCAAATCTTGCTTCATTGGGTACTACTAAGAAATGATTTAATTCGTCACCTGCGAATTCTAAACTACCACCACTACTTAATGGAGAAGCACTATTATAGGCAACGTTGCCTATATTGTTCATTGTGACAGATATATTTCCTGTAGTACTAGAATAAGGTAATGTTAGGTTACCATCTGTGCCAAATGCCCATTGATTGCTGTTAGTTCTGTCACTGACAACAAAATTATTATCACCATTTCCAAGAATACCAAAATCCCATTGTTGGGTAGCATTGGATTGATCTTGCACTGACAAGTAAGCACTGCGTGGTGTGTTATAAAAAACGTTGTCTGCATATCCAGTTATTTGAATAGCGGGCCCAGCAACAATTCCAAAGTCAGTGCTTTCTACTCTAGGTGCAAGTATTTGCATGTAAGGTGAGTAATCAACCCGTTGTTGATATGCGTTAGTTCCATTCAATGTTGGCATTCCATTGCTGTCAAACTGTAGTGTACTATAGGTATCTCCGGGTGTGCCGCCTTGATTAGAGAAATTTCCTTGCCAGTTGAACTGTGCTGCACCAGAACTTCCAGCCGGAGTACCTAATGGTACTTGTGTACCGTTGGCATAGTTAACAGCAAATGTATTAGCAGGTAATGTTAAGTTACCATCAGCATCAAATGTCCATGTATGTGAGTTAGCACTATAATTTGTACCAATATATGCATTGCTAGCATCTACCCACATCCAAGTGTTTTCGGGGTTACCACTGTTTGGACCAATTGTGATACCAGTATAATTTAACTCACCGGTACCAGGTACACCCCGTAGAGTTGATCCATTGATAATACTTTGATCGGGGAGATGAAGAACACCGTTTGTATCTAAGTTTAAGGTATAGTGTTGAGTAGGTTGAGTAAGATTTGTACTGTACAAGTTACTTGTACTGACTTGATTGTTGCTGTTAAGTACAAAACCATTGCCCAAAGCCATAATACCCGGTGTTGAGTTATTTGCAATGGGAACATTTTCACCTAATTGTACAGGATCACCGTTAGCATAATTGACAGCAAATGTATTGCTTGGCAATGTTAAATTACCACTAGCACTAAAATTCCATGTCTGTACATTTTGACTATTGCCAATATTACCTGCTAATAAAGTGATATCGCCATATGTATTATATAATGATACTGCGTTACCGTCACCTTGTATAGGAATACTCATCCCTGCAGTTTGACCATTACCTAAATCTGAATTGTTTACAACAACACCGCCGTTAGAATAAATGACATTGTTATCAAATCCTATGTTACCTAGACCAGGGCCACTTGAGACATTAGACCAAACTAATGCTCCTGAACCATTAGTACTTAACACTTGTCCATTTGTACCACCTTCAATGTGAACATTGGAAACATCACCTAAATTAGTAGCACCTATTACATTTAAATTGCCTGCACTTAAATCACCATCATATGATGTTAAAAAGTCTGCAACATTACTATTACCATATGAATTATTATTTGTAACTTTGTAATTGTTAATTGTTTGATTGACAGCACTAACAGAAATTTGTTTTTCAGTATTATATACTGTTACAATGTCATTGGAATCATTATTATTTGAAGATACAATAAACAGTTCAGTACCTGAACTAGCTTGTGTAGCTTGATTGTATGTTGTTGTATCTCCGGACGTTTTGGGAGCAATACCCCTAGTTACCGTACCACCAGTACTTGTTGCTGTACCATTAGCAGAAACTGTAGGGGGAGATGTTCTTGCTACTGAAGGTGTTTGATTTTCAAATGATTTTGCTAGTGCCGGATCAGCAGGTCCAACTAGTTTTGGTGATGTAGCCATTGAAGGGTCCTTTGTTATTATAGTAGTATTTAGTCTAACTATAATAAAGTTAGTCTGCTAATACTATAATAAAGACGGTTTATGCGAACACTGTGCCGTTATTTCCTATGCAGAACCATTTGCTATTTACATATTGTAGTGTACATGCACTACCCACAACACTGAAAGTCATTGTGCCAGCGCCACCCCATCCTGGATTGGTAACTGTAATAACCATATCCCCACCGTAGCCGTTCATCATAAATGTTTTAATTTGACCCGGTGCACCGGCAGCGAGTGTAGCGGTTTCAGCGGCTACTGTTGTAAAATAACTAGCTGTAACTAATAGATTTGCGGCTGCGGCATTTGCTAAATCTTCACCGCTGTTTAATAATAATATACCTGTAGTATTTAAATTACCACCGGTGATGTTACCAGTAGCAGTAATTACACCTGTACCAATGTTACCAACATTAGCATTACCTGATACACTTAAACTAGTTAATGTACCTGTACTTGTTATATTTGATTGTGCGGCTGTTGTTAATGAACCGGCTACTGTTGTAAACACACCTGCTGTTGCACCAATATTACCCACAGATATATTACCTGTAGTTGTAATTGTGTTACTTCCATAACTATTTAAAAATGTAGCAACTTGACTATTACCATACGCACCTGTAATATTACCGGCATTGATATTAGTTAACCCAGCACCGTTACCAACAAATACACCACTAGTGGATGTAATGTTACCAGTAGCAACAATTAATCCACCGGTACCAATGTTACCTACGTTTGCATTACCAGTTACACTTAAACTGGTTAGTGTACCAACTGACGTTATATTAGCTTGAGCCGCTGTAGTTAATAAACCTGCAATATTGGTAGCACTTAGTGTATTGGTAGTTGTGTTAAATGTTAAATTAGCACTAGCACCAAAATCATTTGCACTGTTAAATTGAATCTGTGTATTGGATCCTGCAGGTTGTTGCATATCTAATGGCGTACCATTAGCATAATAATAATTATTAGTTTTGATTCCACCAACAACTGCATTGCCTGTAGTGATTAAATTACCACCAGTAATATTACCTGTTACTGATACAGTATTTGCTAAATCAACTGTTATAACACCAGACGATGTAATAGTTCCGCCCGTAACTGTTAATGTATTACTTGTAATTGTAATTCCAGTAACAGTACCGCCTGATGCTGTAGTAGAAACAGTAACGTTGCCGTTACTACCGCTGACACTTATACCTGTACCGGCTGCAATTCTAGTAACACCCGTATTGGTAACAGTAATAGAACCTGCACTGGTAATTGGACTATTGGTAACTAATATACCAGATCCAGGAGTAATACCTACACTTGTAACAGTTCCGGCAACTGTATTATTCGACACAGTAGTTACTCTACCGTATGAATCTAATGTAACTGTGGGGTTAGTATAAGTACCAGGAGTGATTCCAGTTGCAGTAAGATTAAGAACAATATTACCTGCGCTTAATATAGGACTATTACTAACTGTTAATGTGCTAGAAGAAACACCTACACTGCTTACTCCGCCCCCATTTCCACCACCGGTTGCAGTAATTAATATATTACCATTTGAACCAGTTAAGTTAATACTGCTATCACCTGCAGTTAAACTTAGTACACCGGTATTGGTAATAGTTATTGTATTAGTATTTGAATTGGTATTTGCGTCAATACCAGCATTGCCAATAAATGTGTTGTACGGGCTGGCACATGCAAATAATGTTGCAAAATTGTCTACTGTTTTATTGAATGCGGTGTATAATGAATCGCTGTTAGCGGATTCGTTTTGCAATCCCACCGCTATTATTTGTTGTCCGGAAATTGCCATTTTTTAATCCTTATTGTGTATTTATCAATTAGGACTAAAGGAACTCCCGCAACCACAGGTTGTTGCCGCATTTGGGTTAGATATTTTAAACTGTGATCCAGATAAATCTTCAACATAATCAATATTTGCATTAGTTAAATATTGTGCGGAAATACTATCAACTAGTACGCTCATTGAGCCAGCTGGTATTTCAAAATCATCTTCGTTCTGTTCTTCATCAATAGTGAAACCATATTGCATTCCACTACATCCACCACCTTGAACAAATACACGTATTTTAGCTTTAGGATTGTTCTCCTCAGCTAAGATATCGGATATTTTTGTTGTTGCGTTTTCAGTTATTGTTATCATGTAGATATTTATGCGTTTTCACAAAAAACATAAATAAATTATAAGGAGTAAAGTCTAACTATTATGGATAAAAAGTATAAATTTAGGGGTGAAAGAATTTCTGAAGCCAAAAGAATGAAACAATCAGAATTTTTAGACAGAGCCATTGCAGTGCATGGAAGTATATATGATTATTCTAACTCATTTTATGTGAATGCACATACCAAAATAAAAATTGGTTGTTCATACCACGGAATATTTGAACAACGTCCGCACGATCATGTTAAGGGTAAAAATGGATGTCCGGCATGCGGTACAATTAATAGAAGAAAAAACCATTCAAAACAAGCATTTGATAAATTTTTAATATTGGCAAAAAAAATACATCAAAACAAATATCAATACATTACTGAATCATATACCGGAATAAAAGATTTGATGGAAATAGTTTGTCCAATACATGGCGTATTTAAACAAAGTGCGGATGTTCATAAAAGAGGAAATGGTTGCCAAAGATGTGGCTCTGGTCCTATTTCAAATATGTCACGCCGGTGGCTTGATTCTTTGAATGTAATAGATCGAGAATACTGGATAATAATTAATGGAAAAAGATATAAAGTGGATGGGTATGATATTAATTCAAATACTATTTACGAATTTTTAGGTGATTATTGGCATGGAAATCCAAAAGTACATCATCCGGAAAAAATTAATTCTCATAATAAACATACCTTTAAGGAACTTTATGAAGGTACTATTCTAAGATTAGAAACTTTTAAAAAAGCAGGATATAATTTAATTTTTGTATGGGAGAATGATTATTTAAACCCGCCTAACAATTCTTCCCTTGGATAAATCATACGGTGAAAATTCTATTGAAACTGTATCACCTAATAGAATTTTAATGTCGTGCTGTCGCATTTTACCCGAAATATAACCAGTGACTGTGGATCCACTATTTAATTTAACTCTAAAAACAGCATTAGGTAATACGTCTATTACCTTGCCATCTATTCTAATACCTTCTTCTTTTGCCATTCTACCTTCTCATTTTTGATATATCAATCGCTTCTTCTCTACTAAATACCGGAACTGCATTACTTTTATGTAATGTAGAAATCCCAACAATGGCATTGCCTGTATATTGTGGAATATCTTTTGTGCGAACAGCACCTGAGTGACCTGTGTCACGGCTGGCAATACGTACAGCCTCACGACCTGCAGGTGCGGACAATGTATATTGTAATGGCTCAGCCGCTAGTGCCCGTTTACGCTTTTTGTCATCAGCGTCAACTTCCCATTTTTTCTGTAGTTCTTTCCAGTCAGCTTCAAGTTGCCTAGCTTTTTGTGCCTCTGCGCTATTGCGAAACTTAACTTTACCTTTGCGTTTGCCGCCAGTACTGAGCCAGGGGCCTTCTAAGTGCATGGTCATAATGTGTATGTCATAGTTATTAAACAGTTTCTATTATAGCAGAGTATCTATTATTTGTCAAATTTTACTTCTTTAGTATTGACCAAACCTTCTCTTTTTCAATGATTTCTTGTTCTAATTCTTTATAGCGTTTGCCCAATTCTTTTAACTCATCCCACTTATCTTCTAGTTTAGGATTTGGGTGAAGAATTGCTAATCGTTCTTCAATCTTATCTAACATGTCAGTAAGGCTTTTGCCCTTGATAGTTACATCACCTTCAAAATCAGCATCACCTTTAACACTAAGTGTGCTTCCCTGTAAATCAGGATCAGCTAATGATATATTAGACCAACTGCCACCTGTTGTATTTGTAGTATATACTTGCCCAGAACTGCCGCTATTTACTCCCCAATATATACCACTTGAACCGGTTGAAGTGCCGGATATATTACTAACAGTATATGTAGGTGAACTACTCGAACCGGTTAAGGTAATCGTATCTATGGAGTCGCTAGACATTATTGCGCTAGCCATCATTGTATCATTACTAGGAATTGTCATAGTTTTTTAAGTATAATTCTGCCTTTATCATCAATTGAAAAGTCAATATCATCTCCCTCTTTCCAACCCAATTGTTTTAATAAACTTGGTGGAATAGGTATAAGCATGTCGCCAGTGTCTGGATCTTCTTGTGTGATAACTTCATAGCTATCATAACTCTGTGCTGGATTTTTTTTAGGCATATATTACTTATTCTGTAGATAGGGTCTGTAAATCTTTTCTAATTCATTAATGGTATGTTGCGTATTGCCATCTTCATGTTTAACTGCAATACCACCTGCGTTACTCCAAAGATTCAAATACTTACCATAGTCATCTACCAATACATTTGGCTCACCATTACTCAATGCGTATTTGTGTTTATGTTGTGTAAAGATAGCATCACGTGTAGCACTAGGATTGTGTTCATCTAACCAGTCTTTTTTAGCCTCTACACTGGCTTTGGCATATGGTCCACGTAATGGTGCACTTAATACTGTATACGGAATGTTATTTTGATTTAACCATTGTACTACTTTGTTTCCACCTTCTAGAGGTTTAAGTTCTCTAAAAAACTTATATACTTCTTCAGGGCTACTCGTAGCTAACTCATTGATTGATGTTTCAGTATCAGGAATCTCTTTGTAATTACCAACATTATGTTTTGCCGCCCAAGCTCCAAAAAAGTCAGCCTGTACTCCATCCATATCTAAGTATAGATGTGGCATTTTTTTGTTTGTATCTTCCATCAATTCATTAAGTTTCATTTAGTTATTATATCACAAATGGTAGAATAAGCCAAATGCCTTGGGTCAATAGTATTGTTCCAAAAATACTAACACCAATGCTTCCCCAAAACATACGCTTACTCACAGCCAGTATACTAGCGGAAAGTAATACAATAGCTAACTGAAATGCCATACCAGCAAATGTTAACCATGGTGTATGTTTTTTGGCATCATCACGTTCACTTTCAATCTGTAATGCTTTAGCCATTAATTCTTTCTTACCTTCACCTTTAGCAGGGTCACTTTCATAGCGGTCAATTTTAGCTTGTAATTGTTCTCTACGCTTTGAGTCTTTAGCATCTTCTAATTGCCCTTCAGCAATACTTTGCTTGATACTTTTAGCTTGATAAAAGTTCCAAGTGTCATTTGCTTTGATAGTATTGGTTAGTATCTTGCTACTATATCCATTGGCTACATATGTTGTTACTGCTAATAATAATGCTATGACAGTAATGACCCATCCTGCTCTATCTTTGATTTGTGCCTCACGTTCACTGCGTGACAGTGGTTTTACTTCTACCATTTTATTTCCTTTTGAATATTTATAGTTTATGGGTGCAAGGTGCTATAGGTAACTGCACCAGCGTTTGTAACTGTGAGAGCATTATTACTCGTATCAGTTATATAAGTACCAGCAGATGCAACTGCTAACAATAATTGAGTTGAAGTGCCTGTGATTGTCGCACTAGGTGAACCGTTGATATTGGCGCTTTGTGTAGCAGTTAGAGGCGTAGTTGACGGTGTAAAGTTTGAAGTATAAACTGCCAGCCCCTTAACAATTCTCATGCTGGTCATGTAACCATTGAATGGGTTATTGTTTTGATTGGCACTCCATCCAATTTCTAAACTTCTATTGGTGTTGGAATTATACACACTGGTAGAAGTCAATACCGAGATGCCACCCACATACACTGTGACTGTGCCACTGGCCCTAACCAAAGCAACATGTTGCCATATTCCTGCTGTGACAACTCCATCGGAACTACCAGGGTATGCACTGCCACTATAATAATTGAGTTTGCCATTATTGTTGAGATCAAGATTGTCACTATTGGATCCAAACCACCATAATCTTTGACTTACAGTGACTGACGTAGGATTTATCCAAGTTTCTACGGTATAATCACCGGTGCCAAAAGCAAATGCAGACCCTGCTGTAACAGAAGAAATTACTAATTCATTATTGGCACCTGCGTTAGTTCCATTAAAAAATAAACTGCCGGTAAATGAAGAAATACTATCAGTAGTTAATGAAATGCCTGGTCCAATGTTAATTCCTCCACCAATTTGTATTCCTGCCATTTTATTTCCTTTGTTATGACTTATGCTATTTGATTAAACTTAATCAATTAAATATATATTTATACACAATCAAAAGGAGCATACCAATGAGTTGGTTCAAGCACAAACCCAGAACAAAAACACCCCCAAAATTACATGTATATCATACAAGTCCTATAGCAGAAAAACTATTAAAAGAGACAAAACTTGAAGTCACTGGTGTAAAAGCCAAGTTAGCAGAAGTAGAGAAAAAGAAAAATGAACGGTAGAGAACTACAACAAATGTATCAACAATGGTGTCAAGGAAATGATGATTACAATTTTCGTTGGTTAGATTTTGTTGAGATGGCCGCAAGACAGTTTCAGCAACCTGAAAGTGAAGTCATTAGAGAGTTACAGAAACATTATTGGTTTGTAAAAAACAATAAGTAGATTTATTGATAAATACTACTATATTATAGGATTAACATTATGGAATTCAGTGGAATGACAATAAGTGGTGGGGTTTCTATTGTGCCTCCCCCTCCCTCAAATAAGGCTATATTTGGTTATGGTTATCCCACCTATTCAATAACTAACTTAGTATCAATCACAGGTGTAGTTGCTACTAATACAACTGGTGTTGGTACCGGTAGACATGGTTTAGCAGCCGCAACTTATGGTACTGATAAAGCTATATTTGGTTATGGTAATGACACTAATATCAGGCTATCAATGACCAATCTTGTATCAAATACAGGTGTAGTTGCTACAGATACAACAGGTGTTGGTACTGCTAGAAATAATTTAGCAGCCACAGGTTATGGCACTGATAAAGCTATTTTTGGTTATGGATATATTGGCTCAGCTACATCAATAACTAATCTAGTAAGTAATGCAGGTGTAGTAGCAACTGATACTGCAGGTGTTGGCACTGCTAGGTACGCAAGAGCAGCCACAACTTATGGCAGTTCTGGACAAGCTATATTTGGATATGGTAATGGTCCTGTATCAGTAACCAATCTAGTATCAAGTACAGGTATAGTAGCTACTGATACAACCGGTGTTGGTACCGCTAGATCCGACCTTGCTGCCGCAGGGTATGGTACCGATAAAGCTATTTTTGGATATGGCGCCACTAGCAGTAATACTGCAATAACTAATCTAGTAAGTAACACCGGCGTAGTCGCAACTGACACAACAGGTGTAGGCACTGCTAGGAGTAGTCTAGCAGCCGCGGGGTATAGTAGTGATAAAGCTATTTTTGGATATGGTGATAATTCAGGTGCTTTATCAATGACCAATCTAGTAAGTAATACCGGTGTTGTTGCTACTGATACTGCAGGTGTCGGTACTGCTAGATTGGCGTTAGCAGCCGCAAGTTACGGCCTCAGTTAAAAATACAATTAACTTATTAGAGTTAGAGATAAATACATTATCATAAAGGAGAATATAATGATAGACTTAGAAAACATGCCTGCTCCAACACAAGAGCAAATCGCAGAAGCAAGAGAAAACGCATTCAATGCAGAGCATCCAGCATCATGGACATGGAATGAAGAAGCAACTTCATATGTTGCTCCAGTAAGTGTTCCAAATGATGGCTATCCTTATTTATGGGATGAAGCTACAACTAATTGGACACCATTTCCAGATTATCCTAGAGAGTAATCTTTAATGCAATTCAGTGGAATGACAATATCGGGTGGGATAACGGTAGTTTATATCCCTCCTCCCTCAAACAAGGCTATATTTGGATACGGCGTCAATAATGCCGATAGTATGGTTTCAATTACAAACCTAGTATCAAACACTGGTGTTGTTGCGACTGATACTGCAGGTGTCGGTACTGGTAGGCGAAACCTAGGCGGTGCAGGTTATGGTACTGATAAAGCTATCTTTGGATATGGGCAAACTAGTAGTTTATTATTCTCACTGACCAATCTTGTAAGTAATACAGGAGTAGTTGCCACAGATACAGCAGGTGTTGGTACTGCTAGAAGTAATCTTGCGGCTGCTGGGTATGGTGGTGATAAAGCTATATTTGGATATGGGGCAAATCTCAATCAAGATGTGATGTATTCATTAACTAATTTGGTATCAAACACTGGTGTAGTTGCTACAGATACTACAGGCGTTGGTACTAGTAGATTCCAACTGGCAGCCGCAGGTTATGGTACTGATAAAGCTATCTTTGGATATGGGTACAATAGTAGTTTTACTCCACTTTCAATTACTAACCTAATAAGTAATACCGGTGTAGTTGGTAATGATGTTACTGGTGTTGGAACTGCTAGAACTGCACTAGCGGCTACTGGATATGGCACTGATAAAGCTATTTTTGGATACGGATACGCAGGAGGCGTTCAATCAATAACTAACCTAGTATCAAATACAGGCGTAGTGGCCAGTAATACAACAGGTGTAGGTACTGCTAGATATAACCTTGCGGCCGCAGGTTATGGTGTTGATACTGCTATTTTTGGATATGGAGTTGGTCCTGCAAGTCCACCGTATCTATCAATGACCAACCTAGTATCAAACACAGGGATAGTCGCAACAGATACCACAGGTGTAGGTACTGCTAGATACGGATTGGCAGCCGCTAGTTACGGGTTATCATAAACCCTAAAAATTTTTACTCACACAAATTAGCTAATAAATATCTCTATACACAACCTATAGAGAGAAAAAATGGCATCAAATCTAAATTCAGAATTTAACTACCGTTACCAGGTGATCGGTTCAACACCCTGGGAAAAAATCAAAACACTTCAAGGCTTCTATGTAGGTCGCAAACGAGCGGCCGTACTAGAAGAAGTGGCTGAATTAAAATATCAAGCTAAACTTGAAGAACTAAAACATCTAAAAACAGTTCCAGCACTACCGCATATTATGCTTAATCTACAAGCAGAAATCATTGAGTTGGAATCACACTTGGATGACCAAAAACATGCTTTCGAACTTAATCGCAAAGAGATTAAAATATTAGAAAAATACATGGCTGAACTTTATGCTGAAGTTGAACCAACAAGACTTAAGCATCCAGATGGTACACCGTATACCGATGATGAGATGTTTGAAGCTAATGCTAACTATGAATTCACAGTCACAGTTGGTCGTGAGATTCAATCGGAAATCATTGCAATGGGTAGACCTAGTCCAGCTAAACTACTCAATGCTATGAGTAATCCACAAACATTAAATTCATTAATGCAAATTGGTCTTGTACCACAAGGTACTATATTACTAGAGCAGAAAGATATTATGTTAGAATTAACTAATCAATCAACTACAACAGTAATGGATGCACCAAAAGAATTAGAAAGTAACACTTCTAAGAAGAAAACAAAGAAAAAGTAATAGTATAATACTTACAGAAAAGAGGCTCACTATGAGCCTTTTTTTGATAAATAAGTTGAAGGAAGATATATTATGTCAATAACGATAACAGGTGGTTTTACATTGGCTGGTGGTGGATGGACTGTTGCTCCCGCACCACCTACAGGTAATAAAGCTATCTTTGGATACGGTAGCAATGGATCTAATGTGTCAATGACTAACCTAGTAAGTAATGCAGGTATTGTTGCTGCTGACACTACTGGAGTAGGTACTGCTAGACGTTATCTAGCAGCCGCAGGTTATGGTACTGATAAAGCTATATTTGGTTATGGAACTATTGCTGGTAATCTTGGGGATACCTATTCACTAACTAACCTAGTATCAAACACGGGTGTAGTAGCTACAAATACTGCTGGTGTAGGTACTGCCAGATACAGCCCTTCGGCTGCAGCCTACAGCTCATAACCTAACAAACCAAAGGGTAAATCAAACTAGCATTTACCTACACATTCTGTTATAATCAAACGAATAGGATAAAAATGAAATATCTACTACTCGCCGTATCCTTAGGAATAACAAACATCTCCTATTCGCAAAAACTAGAACAAACAATAAAAGCTGAATTACCTTGTTATGATACAACAGAACTCTTTAAAAGTCTTAGAGAGAAATTCAAAGAACTACCTTTACTAACAGGCAAAGCAGATGATGAAGCAAACTCAACAATGAGTCTTTGGTTGAATCCTGTTGATAACAATTGGACAATAATCGCAACTAAGAAAGAACTAAGTTGTGTTGTTGGAGCTGGAACTGATATGAAAATTATCTCAACCAGAAAAGGAACAAATGTATGATTAAAAAACTGTTAGTAATATTAACACTGGTAACAAGTTCTGTATATGCTGACCAAACATTAACAGCACAAGCTTGGCTAGTAGCCGATCACAATGGAAAAATACTTGAAGGTTCCAACACAACAGAAATTCGTAGTATAGCAAGTATCACTAAACTAATGACTTCAATGGTTGTACTAGATGCAGGACAATCACTCACAGAAATCATTCCAAAAAAATTATACAACAAGCAACTAACCAGAGAAACACTAATTGATTTGGCAATTGTAAAATCAGACAACAATGCTGCCAAACTATTATGTGATTACTATCCGGGAGGATATGACAGTTGTATCATAGCAATGAATAACAAAGCACATTCATTACAAATGAATCAATCAACATTTACTGATCCAACTGGCAGGATGCATACAAATGTAAGTACTGCGGAAGATTTGATTAAGTTAGTATTTGCGGCAAGTACATACCCACTCATAGTTCAAGCAAGTAATATGGATGCAGTACGTTGGAACGTCAATAAGAAGAAAAATGTTGAGTTAAGAAACACTAACACTTTAGTAGGACATGGTTATAAATTCCTAGTCAGTAAGACAGGATTTATCAACAAAGCAGGTGGATGTATCGTTATGATGATTGATACTGTATATGGTATCAGAACAGTTGTATTGTTAGGAAGTAAAAATACAAAGACCCGTATCCCTGAAGCACAGATGCTATCGCAGGTTATTCGATAATCTTTTTGTATTGACTAGCATCACGCTTTGGGATGTAATCAACTCCGGGTACAGGACTGAAATCTCTCACAAGTTCTTGCTTCATCTCATCACCATACTTCAATGTAATATAGCTGAATGACTGTTCATGCTTATCATTCATACCAATAATTAAATATTGATACCAACGGAATCTTTCATCAATTATTTTTTTGACAATGGTATCATTGAGTATATCATCAAAGTTATTGTTTTCACGGTAAAAGGTATAGTATTTCATTTTTTCCAAAGTATAAAGTTTATGTAATCGGATTCAGTTTCAAAATAGAAATCATATAATCCACCATCACGTCCAGCTGGTACTACACAATCATAGCCCCAATCATTAACACAGTTTCGCTGACACCAATCGATGACGGGTTTTAGTTCCCCATAACCAATTGTGATTCTAGTCTTGTATTGAGTATTTGGTGACATTCACACCGCCTTGTTCTAAAAATTCTAATCCTCTACTATCTCTATATGCATCACGATAATAAATCTGTTTGATACCAGATTGATATATAGCTTTTGCACAATGGATACAAGGAGCATGTGTCACAAATAATGTAGCACCATCACTAGATTCAGTACTTGCGGACACTTTTGAAATTACATTCATTTCTGCGTGGAGTACCTCATCCTTAGTAACTAGTCGATATCTACGATTACTTTCTACAGTAATATCATATTCTTCAAATGGATATAGTTGTCCGTCCCAATTATCACCGGGCATGTATTCTTTATATTCACATTCGTTAGTCCATCCAGTTGGCATACCATTGTATCCTGTACCTAGAATTTTGTTACCTTTAACAATAACAGCACCGACATTTAATCTAATAGCACTACTTAACTTACTAGTTAGTTCAGCTATATCCATGTAATAATTTATAAATTTTTGTTTCATTCAATAATTTCAATGCGTTTGTTTGGTATACCATCATATTCACTTGCATCAGGTAATGGTGATTTCTTTTTAGTAATGACTGACCATTTATTACTAAGTCGTACATTAACATCGAACCAATATTGATTTTCAACTGGATCTTTAATATCTTCCTGTGCTACAATAGCATTGACCGGACATTCAGGGATGCATACTGCACAATCAATGCACTCATCAGGATTAATTACAAGGAAGTTAGGTCCTTCATAAAAACAATCTACTGGGCAAACATCAACACAGTCTGTGTGTTTACATTTGATACAATTCTCTGTAACTAAGTGTGTCATTCTAAATACTGTTCCTCTATTAATTCTCTTGCTAAATCTTCATCAAATAAACATTTTAATACTGTGTCGTTGATATCAAATTTTTTACAAAAAGCTTTTCCAAATTTCACACCTCTGATATGTTCGAAAATATACTCTTTGCAAAAGATTTCATAATCAGTTTTACTTATTTTGTATTTAGGTGAATTCAAATTCTCTAACGTGTTAATCATACTGCTAAAACAATTCATCTTAATCCCACAAACTTCTATAATACTTACCAAACAATTCGAGTCCTTCTTGAATTCGATCTTCATGTAGTTGATGCCCTTCACTATCATACCAATGTTTATCAGGGTTTTTATCAACCATTTTATATGTTGATTCTACTTTACCTGTTATAGGGTTGGGGAATGTTTTATCACTTTTAACCCAATCATACTCACTAGTACCATGATGATATTTGTTACTATAATCATCTACTGTAAGTTGTTGGAAACTCCAAATCATTTTATCTAGTATTTCATCCCACTTTTTTGATGCTATCTCCCAAGCTTCATCATGTGTTTCTTTATAGAAATCAAAACTCTGCTGATCCACATAATCTTCACCACCTACATTTTCTACTATTCCACCTGGCACGCCATTCTTTGAAGCTTTAAGCTGTAGTAATCCTGGGTAAATGATATGAGCAAGAGTGTGGTCAAAACTCCATGTATCAAACTTATCAATTTGTATATCAATTTTTCTTCTATTGCCCTTTTTAGGAAAGGGCCCAATTTTAACTTTCATTTTTTTCCTTAACACTACCATCAACAAATACTAACATTTCTTTATTATGTTCTACTATGGCGTATTGTATGTTCTTATATTTTTGTGCCAATTTTGCCAACTCACCTAATGTTTTACCCTGACATATAAACGTATTTTTTTCATATTCATATAGATACATTATATCATTATTATATTCAACAAACAGTTTATCAATAGTTGGCTTAGCTTCTTCATCTAAATCAATAAGAATACCTTGCAATTTAGCTTCCTTATAAATCAAATGACGTATACGATATGCAAATATCGACTCACCTACATAAAAGCCAATAGCAAACACGACCAACAGTATAATAATTTCGAACATAGCTTATTTAGTAATAGTTAGATTAGACCATTGTTTCAGTTTTTTAAACTTTGCTTTTTTGGCTTCTTTAAGACCCTGTGTAGTGACACCTACCTTATTATCAATAAGTAACTCAATCATTGCTTGCAAGTCTCCTATTTCTTTTTGTAATCGTTCCATATTAGTAACGTTCATGCCTTCCATCATTTGGTCTGGACCAAATCTAAAACATTTGCTAACCTCTACAATAACCTCAGCACATTCTTCTTGTAGAATGGTTAGTATTTCTTTTGTGTCATCATTCATATTAAACTCCTAACTTATCGGTTATATATAAAAAAACAATTGCAAAATTAACTGCAAACACAATTCCGTCCATGTAATACATCCATTTTGGATTAAGTGTGTAATCTTTGGTAGCAAGTAAACGACCAAAAAATAACACAACACCTATATTTATTAATATCATTTTTCTTTCCTAGTTGCTTTACTCATAACATATTTTTCGTGATAGGGTTTCCAATCAGTTAAGTAATGTTCGCTTTTAACCCAACGATCTCGTCCTGTTCTTGTTTTAGTCAAGAAACCCCATTCACGTTGTTGAGGTCCCATAAAAAACAATGTAGTAGCAGTAGTACCTTCTTCTAATTCAAGCCAATGATACTCACCTGCACTACGCTTGATGATACTACCAGGACCACGCCATGTTTGAAATTCAGTAATCATTTTACCATCATTGTCAAACACTGGGGTATGCTCCCAATAACCACCACTCAATATAATTGTCATATAAGCCCAAGGATGATCGTGCATGATTGGATCATCACTGCGTACAATTTTATGTAGTGTGACATTGAATGGGAACCAAGTACGGTCTTTGAGAAATAAGTAGTATCGATGCATGTAATCTAGACCTGTTCTACGGTCGGGAATCAAACGATAACGACCTAATTTATTCATAATTTTGTGAAATAAACTCATTGGAAACTCCTATTGCGATGTATCATTATAGCATACTATTGAATTAAATGCAAGATATAGATGTGGTAAAAGGGTGACGAATCACCCTTTTTGTTTTATCTCAATACAGAGATTAAACTAGACCAAGTGCCATTGCACGATAGCCTGCGGCTACCACTGCACGTGCTGGTGTACCCAAACGATACTTAGTGAATGTCTCACCACGCTTGTTTGTACGCTTGTTAGCGTAAACAGCAAAACCACCGCGGATGCGAAGGTCGCTTACGGTTGCTGTTGGATTAGCAATACCGAATCGTGCGGTGATTTGCTTTGCAGTGAGTTCTTCACCGTTCTTTAGTGCCTCGAGTAAGGCTGTTTGCTTAGTTACGTTCATTTTATTTTCCTTAAAAATTTCGTTGTTCTCACAACGTGTATAGATTATACGATATATTCTACTATCGTACAAGATATTCTGGACACCTTGTTTCATTTAGATGTCCAAAAACTTTAACTCAAACACATCGGCTTGAGGATCATGGCCCTTATAACCACGAGGATTACATACCACTCTGGTTGAGCCAATAGTATAATCAAATGGATCATGCATATGACCATGAGTCCATAATACAATCTCTGGATGATCCATAATAAATTCATCTAAGTCACTGCGATAACCACCATTCATGTGTGTCTCGTATTGATATCTAGGATGTGTACTCTTTGCAGAAGGACCGTGATGGCCTACAAACACAACCTTCTTATCCTTCATGTCGGGCAATACTGCTTTGAGATAACTCATTGTTTGATGATGACGTTTTATTGTACTATCAGGATGCAATCTAGCAAACTCATGTTCATCGTTGCGAATAACACGATAATCATTCATCATGCCATTCAATGTCAATATGGTTAATCTATCGTTTCTATTACAGTCAGTCCATAGTGTAGCACCAATAAAGGACACTTCATTGATAACCTTGATATCACGTTCTAAAAAGTAAATATTTGGATATCTGTCACATTCAGTGCGTAGATGGTCTAAACTTTGGTTCCATCTGCCGTGATAGAATTCATGGTTACCCGCAACATAAACAACATGAGGAAACTCGTTACTTACTCTATTTAAAAAAGCACGGAACTTTTGTGCGGTTTTTTGTCGTTTACTCAATTCAGCATATGGAGCATACGGATTTGTTACAGTAGGAGGATGACTATGTAAATCTGCCGCCAACATAATATCACCCGATAATATAAGGACCTCAGCACCTTCTGTATTTTTGAGGTTAATATCTTCAAATTCTAAATGCAGGTCACTACATAATGCTATTTTCATTTTATTTAACTATGTTTCAAAACAAAGAATACCTCATCTGTATTGATTTGTATTCTACTCAAAGAACCTTTTTTATCCAATATATATTCAATATCGTAATTGTATTTGTTCTTTAGTAAATTTTTTACTAGGGGTCTAAACTCTCCCTGAATATACCTAGTATCTTTTGTTGCTTCTCCAATTAAATTACAAACAGCAATTGCAACATTTCCGTGTTTCCAAGGATCAGTCATGTCAATGTCAATCATACTAACTCCGCAATATGTTTACATGTACCACGATACATGTAGCCGGGGCATGTACATGTTTTGTCTTCGGTATCGATGGAATAGACATTACCTTTACTACCGGACACTTTAACGATTGTACTCTTTTCCTTAACTGCCTTGAAAGGATTGGGTTTTACTGTAGTAAACTTACGACCACGCTTGTCAATTGTGATCGGGGTTTTGAAATAGACAGGAGTAGTAGAACCAACCTTGATGTATGCAACCATTTTGGTTCCATCAAGTAAGTATGTGTGATTAGCAAGGTTGCTATCATTCCAAACAGTTGTTTCTACTACTGCTTCCATATTAAGCTACCTCTAATTCTGCTTCTTTGGCAATTGCCTCTGTCAACAACTTAAAGTCTCCACCATGATCGGATACGAACCAAGTAGCAACACCATCGATGTTTCGCAAAAGATAATCGTATTCTTCTTCTTGACCATCAACTAAAAAATGTAGATAATCGTTATAGTATGTTGCATCGGATTGGCCTTCACCACGATCACGACCATAGAATGTACACATGTCACGATACAGGTTAACGTATTCATCCTGTGTCATGTTTGCTTCAAACATACTGAAGGGATGTTTTGTACCAATTGTTGGGTGCAAGCTAGACAAGCTACCGAGGTCGATCAAATCACGCAAGATAAAGGGATTAGAATAATACTCTTGCAACATTTTACCGTTGTGAGACAAGTAACCATCCCAGTGACAATACACTTGACCGATAGTACCATCTGCAAATTCGAGAGCGATTGTTGAACGTGTAGCCATTTTGTTTATCCTATATTAGAAAAAAATTACTTCTGTGGTAACAACAACTGTTAAGTCTGTTCTGGAAGTTTGATATGATGACATATGCCCGGGGGTACCGTATACGTTCATGTATGAAGATTGGTGCTTTGCACGATTTTCTGTTGACAGTGATTTGACAATCTCAGGTACCTGAGATTTAATGTCAACACCATCAACCCATTTGTAAACTTCCCAACGATTGTCAGTCTTGCTAAGACCATAAGTGAAAAAATTGCTCATTTATTTCTCCTGTTGTTTAACTGTTTAAGATTCTATTATATACTCAAATCCATTTATTGTCAAATTTTACACCAAGTCAACTTGGACTTGTTTACCACGGATTGTATGACCTAGGCCTGTAGGAACTTCCTCATTTTTACGTTTTGCTTCATAACGCAAATAAGACAATTTAATTAGTGCATCCCAGCAAGTAGCACGGGCGTTTACCGTAGCAAACATTTCCGTCATTTGCTGGACCGTCATATACATACCGATATCGTTTTCGGATCCGTCACCCTTGAAAATTACACGGAATTTTTGTGAGTTATTAAATCCGTCAATGATAGTTTTTGTACGCATTTTCTAGTCCTTTTCTTTATTGTCTAGATTCTATTGTAACAGAAACACCATTTATTGTCAAGTTTTGGTCAAGTTTAAAGTCCTCAAAATCTATCTCATTTTCCACATCGGAGATAACATTGCTAAGGTTGATGGACATGTCAAAAGCCTCGTCCGCATCACCAAATATTTCCTCAATGAGATCCTGAGCCTCGTTGAGCAAACTCAACAATTCCTGGAGGTTTTCAAATTTAGTCATTTAGTATTACCTTTTAGATATAGAATTCAGTATCAAAATTCAAAGCGGTATAGACACATTCACGGACTTCTGTATCCATTGCTTCACCGAACAATTCATAGTCGCTGTCGGCCAAGTCACGCAAATTTTGATAGACAACGGGCCAAGTGCTTTTCTGCATTTTGTGGAATTCAATAATATCGGCAATTTGTTTGTTACCGTTTTCGCTAAACATTCCGTATGATACTGTAGTCATTTCTAAGTCCTTTTCTTTACTGTCTAAGATTCTATTATATACCCAAACCCATTTATTGTCAAATTTTTACATTGACCAATAAGTCTCTGTTGCAGGATTACAACAGTGTGGGGTGTCGGCATCAATTTCTATTTCCTTACCGGACATGAGATTTTTAACTGTTTTCTTGGGGAAAACGAATCCAGGGTTAAGAACCTTGAAAGCTTCCAAAGTCTTAGCAGTTTGTGCTAACGGGTTAGTTTCAATGAATTTAATCATTGACAGAAAAGTCATACCCAAAAATTCTGCGTCTTTTTGAATAACTTTGATTGCTGTAACTTGTTTCATTTGTGTCCTTTAGTTGACTGTCTAAGATTCTATTATATACCCAAAACCATTTATTGTCAACCTTTTATCGTTTGTCGCAATACTCAAAAAGTATCCATTTTGCACGATTGAGGGCTTGACGGGCATCTTCGGCTCGCATATAGTCAATTTCACCATATTCGGTGTTAATCATCTCTTGGGCATCACTCATCAAACTAGCGGCCATCATTGCAGGACCCGAATGACGAAAAGTAATACTTTGTTCTACAGCCTCACGCATTTGGGCTTCTGTGCAACCATACATGCGGATCTCACGTTTTTCTTGCATATCACGGTTAACAGCATTGACGATAGAAGAACGAAAATCAACTGTCATAAAAACTCCTTTAATTAACTTACTAAGACTCTATTATATACCCAAAACTATTTATTGTCAAATTTTGGTAACCGTAAAAAAGCCCCGTTTCCAGGGCAAAACGTAATATTTTTTATTCTCGTTTTTCGATAATTTTATCAATCAATCCATAGTCTAATGCTTGTTTGGCTGACATAAAGTTATCACGTTCCATATCAAGTGTAAGTTGTTCAAACGTTTTACCTGCACTGTTATGTTTGACATATATTTCAGTAAGGTTCTTTTTCATTGCTAGAATTTCTTCTACTTGAATCAACATATCAGTTGCCTGACCACGTGCGCCACCACTAGGTTGATGAATCATATGTCGTGCATTTGGCAACATAAAACGTTTGTCTTTGGCACCTGCTGTTGCCAATAGACTGCCCATACTACAAGCCTGACCCATAACGATTGTTTGCACATCAGGTTTGATGAATTGCATACAATCATAGATGGCCATACCAGCAGTTACGCTACCACCTGGACTATTGATATACATTGAGATATCTTTCTCACCCTCTGATTCTAAAAATAATAGCTGGGCAACGATTAGATTTGCCATTTGGTCGTGTACTTCACCTTCAAGCAAAATAACACGGTCACGCAATAGACGGCTGTAGATATCGTAACTACGCTCGCCTTTAGCGGTTTGTTCAATAACGATTGGGACTAGACTCATAAACTTCCTTTATAAAAATATTTCTATTATTATAACAAGAGTTTATGCTGTTGTCAAATGTTTTTGGTAATTAACGTGTCTTACGTTTTTTACGACCTGCACCACCCGTATCAGTATCAACGGGTTCAATTGTTCTAGGTTCTTTCCTACGTTTTGGATCAACAATATCAGCCGCCGCAACAGTTACGTCATCGCCGTATTCATCAGATTGAACTACATCACCTGTAGCACCATCTGGACCTGGATCTTCATAGTCTTGTGCATTTCTACCCAATTTGAAACTGAACCCTGCACTACTTGGTTGTTTTGCACTAGATTTGTTTTCTAATGTAACAACACCTTCTAGCTTAGATGGCCATTGGGTTGCAAAGGTCAATTCACCGTTAGCATGATAATCAGTGTATTGTTGAATGAAGTTCATTTCCAAAACTTGTAAGATAGTATCAGCAAACTCAGGTATTGCATTATCTTCATTCACCGCACGTGATATTGTTTTCTTAATTAGATATACTAATTTACCACCTTCTGTAGCAACCTCACTATTAACAGTTGCAAGTAAAGGTTGATATGATGCTGGTAATCTAGAGCCATTGTTTATACTATCAATACTTTGTTGTAATACTTTAGGTGATGTGGTTTCAATGGTAAAAACTTATGCCATACTTTAGGAATGCTATTCGGATTTACTTTGAATAAAAAATCCATAATCTTAAATGCTTGAACGATAGTACTTGGCCCGGTTTCGTCTTTTCCTGCCTGACACAACTCAATAAGTTTAACTGCGTTTTTTAGTTTACCATTACGCTTGATATCATCACTAACCTTTAAGCCTGATACAGCAGGAGCCGCTCCTCCTCCGGTGCCTTTACTTGAAATGTTTAAGCTATGACTTGTTCCTGGATTAGTAATAGTAGCATAACTATCAGCAATATTATTGTTAGCCGCACTCGGAAAGTTTAATACTAGTGAACCCATATCACCGCCTAGCCATTCTAGGAATTGACGTTTTCTAGGGAAGCGAGTACGGTCATATAATAATGCTAGTACACCTAAGTATTCACCGGCATAATCAACAATGGCCTTACGTTCTTTTTCTTTTTCTTTTGTTACGTAGTTTTCAGGTAGTTGAACATATTCACCTGACACAATATAAGTAGCAAGTTGTTGTACTACTTGTCCGTAATCTGTACTAGCTAATACTTGATTGTTCTCAATAGTATCGTATAAGTCTGATGCTGGGATATTTCTATCTGTGATTTTAATCAATGATGGTTTTAATAAAACAGATTCTTTTGTACTACCACCAAATTCTTCATTCTTAGCTAACTGTGCCATTGGGATTTCTCTACCATCTTTGGTTATAATAGTAATCTTTTCACCGATAAAATCACCTGAATCTTTAAGTTGAGTTAACCGATTTACTTCGCTAGCTTTGATATAAATATCTTCACCGGTATAGTTATCAACAAATGGTTTATTAGTTTTTATTTTATTGATTAACAAATTCCATCTTTCAGGTTTTTTATTAATCTGTGTTGGAGTTAAACCGTTAGCAAACAAAGTAGAAGGAGCGTTAGGATCCTTCTTTTTAGCTTCATCCATAGCTAAGTTTTCAAGTAATGTTAATAAATCACGCATAATGAGTATTTATGCTTTTAAACAGATTTTGATATTTAAACCATTGCCTAATAGGCAAGTGTTAACTCAACATGAGGTTAGCCTCACGGCTAACATAATTGTCATAGTCTTTTGCAAGTAATAACACCGTATCATGTGGTGTGTTAATATTCCTTGCTACACGGGCTCTAACATACTTGCTTACATTTTTTGCAAGTAACATCAATGTTTCAGGTGGAGTGCTTCGATTTGATGCTACATTCATTTGAACATCTACGACTGGGTCTTTTGCAAGTAACATCAATGTTTTAGGTGGGGTGCTTGGATTTGATGCTACTAACTCTCTAACATCTATATCCTTATCTTTTGCTAGCAACATCAATTGTTCGGATGGAACTTCTTCCCGATCGGCAATTAATTTTTTTGTTTTTAATGGCATTTTAGATACATCAATTTTAGAGAAGTCGTAATGTGCTCTAATAGCTGATTGTGTATCCAAATAACTGCTACTACGTAGACGATAGTTGCCTTCAGGACTATTAGAATTTGCAAACTTACAAAATTTATCAACTACTTCTCTAAAGCCAGCTACATTAGTTCCGTACGCATTATCTGGAAAAAGTACCATATGATTTTTGTAATAATATGGCTTTATCAATATTCGAGCCAATGGGTTATCAATATTTTTATCATTTTCTCTAATCAAGTATGCAATGATTGCTCCGTTTTTAATGTCTGCTGGTATATATTTATTATTAACAGTCGGACCGTCATCTAAATCCATACATGAAACCCAACCACGGTCTGTACTCATACCTGCAATATCAATCGGATCTCTTGAAAACACCACCTCAAGTGGAGAAGCCTGCCGTGTCGCGGCCCTAATTGGGTCATTTGCAAATTTATTTAATAACTTTTTATCCTTGATTAATTTTCCAATTTTTATTTTTTTACTTGGATCACTAGATTTTTTTGCCAATCCATGCTTATAGTCATCAATTTCATACCCAAGATTAGAAATTGCATTTTGTAGTTCTTTTTGAGTGGATGAAATTTCTTTACCTGAATCGGAAGATTGTACTTCTAGAGGTGCATAAATCCGAGATTTTCCATTAAACACATTATCGTGTATATTAGCATCGTACTCTGACCCTAAATCTTTGTATAATTTTGCAATTTGTTCAGGTGTTAGTGCTTCAATTAAAAATTCTGTGGCTCTCATATTAGTACTTATGCTTTAAACAAATCCTGGTGCTTAAACCACTTGCGCTTACTGTGAGCACCTTTTAATGAAATTCTATGTTTCTTTAATTTATCTCGGAATACAAAGAAGCTAGGACCATGACTCATTAGAGGTTGTTTACCTCGTTGAAGTCTTTCCATTCCTTGAATATCCCATTGATATTGATGGCACATTTCGTGTGCTAATACTGTGATAAGCCACTGCTTACAGTACCACTTGTCCATCACTCTTATTTTACAGTAGCTCTTAGTCCTACTAGGCATTTCTAATGAACCGTAACACATGCCCCAATATTTTCTACAACGTGGCATAACTTCAATCTCAGGCATTATTAGCTTGTTATTAAATATTGTTTTATTCAGCATCCTATAAAGTGATATAACTTCATCACGGTTGGTTCTATAACAAAGACGTTTTTGATATGTGATTGGTGGCAATTCCTCACGCATAAGGTCGATAATAGAAGTTTTTTTGAACATAATGTATTTATGATACTATTTAAATACGAATAATACACATATTACGGAAAAAATATATAACTTCTCTATCCGATTAAATATATGTTTAGGAGAAATCAAATGGAAATTATTATAGGATTGGTCATTTTGGCCGGAGTAGCTTGGTTCTTTTTCATGCGTAATGATAAGAAATCAGATGAGGTAGTCACATCTGCTACAGATAACGTCACTGCCCCGTACAAAGTACCAGAACCATCCGCTACTACACCAATACCGTTGGTCGCAGAAGTTATCCCAGCTGGTACGGAAGCTACAATGGCTGCACCAACTAAAGCTAAAGCACCAGCAAAGCCAAAGGCGCCGGCTAAGCCAAAAGCAACAACTGCTAAAGTTTCGGCAAAAGCTAAAGCACCTGCAAAGCCAAAAGCACCAAAAGCTTAATGAATATAGGGTTTGATGTTATTAGCGACCTTAATCTGGCCGCTGAAGATAGCTTTGATTGGGAAGATAAGGCAACAAGCCTATACCTAATTATAGCAGGAAATATAAGCAATGATTTGCGAGTAATACATCAAACACTGGTTCATCTATCAAAATTTTATCAGGGTATCTTTTATATGCCCGGATCGTTAGAACACGATTCAATGCACCTTATAAAAAACAGATACAGAGAAATAGTAGAACTCTGTAGACCATTGAAAAAAGTAGCATGTCTATATAGATATGTAGTTATCATCAATGGTGTTGCCGTTCTAGGAGCAAATGGATGGTACGGTAATAAAAATGATTTGACCGACTCTTTAGAGAAGCTACATCTACATTCACAGCAAGTAGAAGATGTAACTTATCTGGGTGCTAGTTTAGAAAGACTTCAACTACATCTGGACGTTAAGAAAATAATTGTAGTTACACATAGTTCCCCTAGTCCCGAGTTGTTCTTTAAAGAAAATCCACCCGATCTTGATGTTCAAATTCCAATGATGCAAGTATTAGGAAATGATTCAGAAAATAAAGTAGTTACTTGGGTTTATGGTAGCTACAACAAAAATGTTGAAACTACTATCAATAACATAAATTATGTAAACAATTCATGTTATGATAAAAATCCTTATTGGCCTAAAAGAATTGATGTAGAAGTTTAATTAACATCAGCTTCAACTTTAACCTGTAGAGGGAATCCCTGACTACGTGCATCAAGTGTAACTTCAATCCCGCGCTGTTCTGCAATCTCATATGGTAATACAGCAACTATAGCACTACCCTGTTGATGAATATTTTCAGTTAGTGATGTAGCAGTATCTTGATTATAATTAAAATACCCGATTAAACTGTTAACCACAAAATTCATACTGGTAACTTCATCGTTCATATAAATGACTCTATAGAGTGGTGGTTCAGCAAGATTTATGTTTGGGCTGATTTTAATTTTAATATCTGTTTTGGACATAGTGTTAAGTTAGTTATATGTGCGAGTGTTACCCCGCACATTTATTTATATAAAATTTATTATATTACTTAGTGTAATTTATTGCAATAGATTTCGGCTTCTTTTCTTCAGGAACTTTACGTTCTAAAAAGATAGAAAGAATTCCATTCTTTACTTCAGCATGTATAACCTCCACATGTTCAGCTAATGGGAATGTCTGTGTGAAATCTCTACTGCTTAGTCCTCGATGTAAATATTCATAATTAATTACTTCTTCACGTACCCTAGATCCAGATACAATTAGTGCATTGTTATCTAATTTAACATCTAATTCATCTTCACCAAACCCGGCTACTGCAATTTCAATGGTTACAGTTTCCTCACCTGTTTTAATTACATTGTGTGGTGGATAATTAGTATTAGTTTGTCCAGCTGTTAAACGCATTAGTTCGTCTAACATAGAATCAAATCCGATTCCAAATTTGTGTATAGATGGAATATCTATAGCACGAAGGGTTAAAGTTTTTGTTGTCATGTTTTTCTCCTATTAAGCAAGTTTATGACTATCGGGCCCGCAGAATGCGGCACCCGATTTTTTATCTAATTTAATTAGATTCTTTTACTTCCGCATCAACTACATTGTCATTAGCATTCTTTGCTTCTGTAGCTTCTTTGGCTTTTTGTTCCTCATCATATTTGATTTTTGTGATGGGACTAATTGCTTCGTATAAGTCTTTGATTTTGTTTTCAATTTCTTCTACGTCTGTTCCAGCTAATGCAACTTCCAATGCATCAATGCTATTAGATGCTTTTTCTTTTTCTTCTGCTGTAACACTATCTCCGTGCTTCTCGTAGTCTTTACGGAAACTGTTCAATGTTGATTCGCCGTTATTTTTTGCTTGAATAAATTTAACTTGTTTGGCATCAGATTCAGCATTTGCTTCAGCATCATTAACCATTTGTTGAATTTCTCTTTCAGTTAGTCCTGAATCAGATTTGATAGTAATCTTATTCTCTTTGCCTGTACCTTTATCTTTGGCACTTACATTAAGAATACCATTTGCATCAATATCTAACGTGACTTCAATTTGAGGAACACCACGCATTGATGGAGGAATGCCCTCTAAATTAAATTCACCTAATATCTTATTGTATGTAAACAAATCACGTTCACCTTGTGCAACCTTAATAGTTACTGCAGGTTGATTGTCTTCCGCTGTACTAAACACTTGACTATGCTTAGTTGGGATAGTTGTATTCTTCTTAATCAATTTAGTGAATACACCGCCACTTGTTTCAATACCCAAACTCAGTGGTGTCACATCCAATAACAATACGTCAGTGCGTTCACCGGCTAATACACTACCTTGAAGTGCCGCACCTGCCGCCACTGCTTCATCAGGATTAACATCTTTGCGTGGTGCCTGACCAAACAACTTCTCAACTGTTTCTTGTACTTTGGGCATACGTGTCATACCACCAACAAGAATAACCTCATCAATGTCAGCAATTTTAACACCGGCATCTTGTATAGCTTGTTGACATGGTTTGATACTACGTTGAATCAATTCATCAACTAACAATTCTAATTTAGCACGACTTAATTTAACATTTAAGTGTTTAGGTCCACTAACATCGGCTGTGATATATGGCAAGTTAACATCTGTTTGAGCACTACTACTTAACTCAATCTTTGCTTTCTCAGCCGCATCTTTCATCCGTTGCAATGCCAATACATCTTTGGTTAAGTCAATACCGTTGTCTTTCTTAAACTCATCAACTAAGAAGTCCATGATACGTTGGTCAAAGTCTTCGCCACCTAAGAACGTATCACCATTTGTTGATAATACTTCAATTTGTGTTTCACCATCAACATCTGCTAATTCAATAATACTTACATCAAATGTACCACCACCTAAGTCATAAACAGCAATCTTACGGTCCGTTTTATCTTTTTTATCTACACCATATGCTAGTGCAGCCGCAGTAGGTTCGTTGATAATACGCAATACTTCTAGTCCTGCAATACGTCCTGCGTCTTTAGTTGCTTGACGTTGGCTATCATTGAAGTAAGCTGGAACTGTAATAACTGCTTGAGTAACTGTTGTACCCAAATAGTCTTCAGCAGTCTTTTTCATCTTACGTAATACTTCAGCACTGATTTGCGGTGGTGCTAATTTTTGCCCATTAGACTCAACCCATGCATCGCCATTGTCTGCCTTAATGATTTTGTATGGCATCAAGTCAATATCTTTTTGAACCGCTTGTTCTGTGAACTTACGACCAATCAATCGCTTGGCAGCATAGATTGTATTCTTTGGGTTTGTAACTGATTGACGTTTGGCACTTGCACCTACTAATATCTCATCATTGGCATAGGCAACGATTGAGGGTGTAGTTCTTGCACCTTCACTGTTTTCAATTATTTTGGGGATTCCGTTTTCAATAACGGCTACGCAGGAATTTGTGGTTCCGAGGTCTATTCCAATTACTTTGCTCATTTTTTCTCCTTTATAAAGCAAGATTCTAATTTCAGACCCGATAATCGGCATCTGAGTACATATTTATCATATTGATAATACGTAAAAAATTCTATTATTTAAAAGTCTTTCTTAGGAAGACTTTGGTCTCTTAAAAATTTCTGCCACCTACGTTTAGCTTGACTTTTTGCTAGTTTACGTTTGATAGTAGGTTTTACGAATTCTTGACGGTCACGTACCTCTTGTAAGGTGCCGTAGTCTGCGATAACTTTTTTAAATTTCCGCAATGCTTTGTCTACGTTTCCATCCTGAACTAAAACTTTCCTACCTCTCATACTATAACTGTTGGCTCCAAAATTTGTTTTCTATCTATATTTATGTTTAGTACATTATTATCACGGTACTTTTTAGTGTAGAACATGTGAGGCATCAATACACGCTCAATTTCAGTATGCAATCCACGTGCCCCTGTCTTAAGTGACAATGTATTCTCTGCTAATTGGTCTAGTGCATCTACCGTAAAGCTTAAATCAATGTTGTCCAAGCTTAACAAGTACTTGTATTGGTCAATATAGTTATTTTTGATTCCGGTCAATACTGTGATTAACTCATCTTTTGTCAAATCTTCCACATTGACTGTTGTAGTAAAACGACCAATGAACTCGGGAATCATACCAAATTTAACTAAGTCATCTGGACTAACATTACTTAAATTACCATCAGTGTTGGCGTTTTTAATTTGAGCGCCAAATCCAATACTTGTACCGTTTTCACGATTGCTAACAATACCCTTTAATCCAACAAATGCACCGCCAGCAATGAATAAGATATTCTTAGTATTGATTTCAATCATATCTCCACCGGGATGTTTACGTCCACCACCAGCTGGAATACGACAAACAGTACCTTCAACCAGTTTAAGTAATGCTTGTTGAACACCTTCACCTGACACATCACGTGTGATATTAGCACTTTCACCTTTACGGGCAATCTTGTCAATCTCGTCAATGAATACAATGCCACGCTCGGCTAGTTTAACGTCACCACCTGCGGCATTGAGTAGCATACTAATCATTGATTCAACATCATCACCTACATAACCTGCTTCTGTAATACTTGTTGCATCTGCTACGATGAAGGGCACTTTAAGATATTTTGCTACTGTTTTAGCAAGTAAGGTTTTACCTGAACCAGTTGGTCCTACTAGTAATACATTACCTTTAGAAATCTCTAAGTCTTTAGGTGGTTTGTTGATACGTTTATAGTGATTAGCAATAGCCACACTTAATACTTTTTTAGCATTGTGTTGACCAACTACATGAGTATCAAGGAAATCTTTAATAGACTCTGGATCATATGATACTGCATCTTCTATTACAAATTCGTTCTTGGATTCATCGTCTACCATTAATGTATTGCATAATTCTACGCAATCACTACAGATAGCTACTTCTTCACTTACAATCAATTTTTTTACATTGTCTTTGTGGTTATCACAAAAGGAACAACGGTTGAGTTTATTTTCTGTTGACATATTAATACTTATCTACAATTTATTGTTTAAATGATTTTTATGGACAACTACTGTCATCTACTACTGACAACTCAATATTGTGAATATATTTTATTGCCTCTTCCATATTGGTTAGTCTTAATTCTATTAAGTTTTTTTCTGTTTGATTTCCGTATACTACTAGTGTAGAACCCAAATCATAAAAAGCTGGCTTCTTACCTACAACAGAATCTGGCACATAACATTGCTTAAACGTTATAGTATTCTTAAAATCTTTAATAGTTAACAAAATGTTAGGTTTATTTCTTTGCATTTTATCTCTAATAGTCGATGTAATAATCATATCGTTAAACTTATATTGATTTTTACTACCAATAACCCAATCTTTAGGATCCTTTGCCATTACAGTAACATTGCTCGGGCTGGGTGTTAACAATCCATTACTGCCATCCTCTAATATCTTCAATGCTTCATTAAATGAAACAATGTAGTTATAGTTCCATTTCAATTCTAATGGAATTTCAATGATACCATTGCGATAGCTATCCACTTTAAATTGATGAACCCCTTGAGTAACAGTAAATGCTTTTTTGGGATAGTCATTTAATACTTGGTTTAACAATCTATCTGCGTTAGCTTTTACTTGTAGAAATGTTTTATATTGGTTAGAGTGTTTATCAGTATCAAAGTTTTTAACTTCTTTACCCACTCCTAATATTCTATCGGATAACTTACTACTGGCTACTTGAACATCAACAATAACTTGAATATGATTTCCCAATTTAAATGTGTTAATGATTTTGTAATCAGTTACATAACCGGCACTATAAACTAAAATTTCATCTTTAACTAGTTTATAGTTGACAGATTCACGTTCTGTGGTTACGACTGAGCCAGCAACAATCTCAATCGCTGTTCTAAAAGCATTTAGTTTAGCTTCCTCGAACGTAGATCCTTGACCACTAACCTGCAATGCGTTAGCAAAAGGTGCTACCAGACATAATAACACTAATAATAGTCTTTTCATTATTGACCAAAGCGTTTACGCATATACATTGCGGCACGTTCAGTATCATGGTCCCAACGAATAACTGCCTTAACAGTTTGTCTATCTACGATTTCAGCATCTTTAAGTAATGCACCACGTAGTTTACCTTCAGCATTGTTACGAATGCTTTCACTCAGTGTACGAACAACCTCGTTATTGTTTTCACGTACAGCAAAGTTTGTGTCTTTGCTTGCATCTTGGTCACTCATTTCAACTGCTTCATCGGCACTGATACGATTTTTAATACGATCCTGAGCCTTCTCTACATTCTTTGTAACAGTATTAGAAAAGTTGTTTGAACTAACACCCTCATTCATAAAACGAATTAGTCTTGCCTTCGCATCCATCTCTGCGGCAATAAATGCACGTTCACGTAATGCTTCACTATTGCCAAAACTATTTGCATAGCCGGTAACTTCAATAGATTGGATTTCACCCTTGACACACAATGCATCAGTAACACCAAACATACCTGTGCCAAATGCACAAGACCATTCAATCTTGATACCCTGTCGTTTAAAACTAGAGGTAAGTTTTTGTGTATTAATTGCAGTAATGGGCGCAGATTCTACACTTGCTTTTTTACTGGTTGACGAACATCCAGCTAGCACCAATGCTACTGAAATTGCTACTAGTTTGAGTTTCATATATACTCCGATTTTGTTAAAGATGTGTTTATTATACACTACTTTTAACTAAACGTCAACTATTTTGGTTACCCTTTTGAATTTTAATGTAATCTTCAATTTGGTAACGCTCATTGTCTGACAACAATTCTGGGTCATACTCGCCCTTTGCAATCATATCAATAAGGTAATCAATGTATTTGGTATTGTACAAGTATGTATTGCTAGAAGTTTTGGCAATTTCAATCCAATTTTGTCCATCAAATTTGTAAACTTTATTGGGTAATACATCTACACGGGTGAACACATCACCTTTATCCGAGGAATCAGGAAACTTTGGTCCAAACCCACTGGTAATCTGTTTACCCGAATCTACTGAGATTTTTAAGAATTCCGGATGCATACTGAATAATGCTTCTTTTTGCATATGTTTACCTTCGTATGCAACATATCCGCCTGGTAATTCTTTAAACGGTAAATCCTGTTTTACCAACATAGTGTGATCCTCATCTGCTGTGAGTTCAACATCAGGTTCTTTTGTAGCAACCATTGGCTTAGTATCAAAATGAACGAATGGTTTATTCAAATATGGATGTTGTTTTAGTATTGATTCTTCTTCAAAAGGACCATCACTAACGTCACATAATTTATTTGGGCAAAATAGACCGATGCCAGTAGCATTTATCAATTCAGTACCACACATATAACAGTTGATTGGTTCATTAACCGATTCTTTAATCTGTACAATTTGGCCATCTGTTAATGGCCCATCATCAGGTTCATATGCTGGTTCTGTGACAGTGGGAGTTGATACTGGTTCAGTCCCTAGAGGGCTGTCACCCTCCTCATCCCATTCTTTACTTGCATTGGCAGCTAATACTAAAGCAATAGCTAAAGGATCAAATACAATAACAAGTAAAATAATAACCCAACGCACTGATGCCTCTAACATATTGGTATCAGCGTTGTCACCATATATCAACGCGGCAATGTATTTTATCGGACCGACTTCTGCCTCAACCTTGCGTACCTCGGAAGCAATAGGGGCTCGTTCTTCATTAAGTATTGTAATTTTTTTCTGTTCGGCTTCAATCTCAGCAAGGAGACGCCCACGTTCCTTTTGTTGACCCCTACGTACAGCCACGGCCTTATCTGCACCCGTTTCTGTTGTACTTCGACCCATAATTTGGTCCACTGCCTCATCCATTTGTTTGAGAGCTTTGCGATTAACATCTATATTTTCCTTTGATATTTTAATCTTCTCATCGTATAATGCAATCTTAGATTGTACATCACCTGAGGTAACACCTTGTTCCATGTGTGCTTTGCTTAAGAAGCCAAAGATACCCATGCTTGTTAATAGTGCAAGTGCAATAACAGCAGGTACAAGATATAGTTTAAGTAAGAAGCCGGCACGATTCCAATACTTACGTAGCCAAACAGTTGTGGTAATCTTACCTATTTCAAGGATACCGCCCATGATGATAACAGGAACAACCGCACCTGCAAAGATGGCGGTTAATCCAATGATACTATACCAGGCTGCGACTGAGCTAAGTGCAAGAGCAACCAATAGTGTAAGATTTGAGAATGATAGAAATTTTAAGCGCATCTAATATTTAGTCTTTAAATAGGTAGCCATAAGTGTTGATAAATTCCTCTACTCCCATTACATATCTGACAGGTATACCAGGTCCTGTTTTAGTCATATAAGTGACCCAGTATATCCCTTCATCACGTAATTTAATTTGTGTGACAGTGATTGTAGCACCATCTTCAAATACAAAAGATTTACCAACTAGCTTTTCTAGTTCTGGTGGAATCATTTTGCATTATGATACACATCAAACTGTGACCACTGACCTCGCCAGTTTTCATGTTCACTATCCATACCTTCATCACCAAGTTCTTCACCATCATATACTAATCGTGTGACTACGCTTGTGCCTTGAATATCCCAGTTGAATACTTTCAGTTTCTTAGGTTCAAATGCACCTTCAATACTTGTTTGAATACAACTGCCCTTACCACCTTGTGTCCACATCAACCAGTAACCTTTACCTAGATGTTCTGGATAGAGTTCTTCTACTTCTTCTGATGCTTCCCAACGGCTATCTTCTTCTCCGTGTGCGTCACTAAAGAATGATTCAATGTCGCCGTCATAGATTGTCTCGCCTGCACTATTTTCAATGGTCATACGGGTATCGTCTTGGTCAAAGCCCCAGAATGAATGTTTACCTTGATACTCATAATAAGGCAAATCAAATCGTGCCGCCTTAGGAGTTTTGTTCTCATCGTAGTCATAATTCTCGTTAAGTGCATCACTCAAGTCATCTTCGTGATCCTCATTACTCCAGTAATCATATTGTTGTTTCTTAATCTTATGTACGCCAATCTCACGTGTACGACCCCAGATACGAATTGTATATGTATCTTCAGGATAAATTTCTTTTAATGAATCATCATCCTCAACTACAATATTTTCAAAGGGCCATTCAGCAGTTTCTACGAAATTACTATCTGGAGTGGGCCATTGTGTAGTAGGAGTATCCACTATTAATTTTTCAAACTCCAGTTTGAGTTCTTCTAATCCTGCTTCTAACTCAGCAGTATCTACATGTTCTTCTTCCTCTTCATCAAGGGCTTCTTTAGCCCAACGTGCTTCACGTTCTGCTTTTTCTTGTTCTTCTTTAACACCGGCTTCTGTTAATACGAGATTGCTATCACACATTGGACAAATCTTAACAGCCTCATCTAATTGTTTGCCACCTTTATATACCCAAGACATTTCAGCATCATAACTTTGACCAACCCATTTACAATTACTACATTTGTGCGTGGGTTTTGGTGGCTCGGGTTCAACATGCCAACTAGATTTGTCACCTAATTCATATGTAACTTCGTAACCACCTTTGCGGTCAGTCCAACAGTCATCATATTGAAATTCCCATTCAATGTCAACATCATTTTCGTTGGCATCGTCAAGCACTTCTTCATAATCAATTTCACCTGCCTCGAGGTCTGCGAGTTTTTGTGCAATCTCATCTTCATCTAAGTCAGGATAGATTTCACTTAATAGTGCTTCATCAATTTCAATAGCATATTGTCTATCGTGTTGATGCCATTCATGTTTTACGACTGTTACCATTTTGTGCCTCCTTAGCGTTCTGGTAAATTTTCTTTAATATATCTACTATTGGACGAACTATCCATCCACCCCAAACTATACCACAAATAAAATAAATCCATTCATTGAAAGTCATAATGTCATTGTATCACTTATCGTCACGGAAACGAACAAATCTGGGGAAACGCAAACTATATGTACCATCTTGGTTCTGTGTAATTACATCACATAAGACTTCACAAGTGCGACCAATGACCAAATTACGGTTAGTGTAATAATCATCTCTATCAACATCACTAAAGCCACTACCCACATTGACTGTAATTTCTTTCCCGTCGTCAACTCCATGACAAACCAGTGCTCCAAGTCTTCCCAAGTTTCTACCAGTACCTTCTTCAACACCTACGACCTCCAAATCTACAGTTAATGTTGGCTTCCATTTCATCCAATCAGTGCTACGTTTACAGATATATGGAGCTTCTAATTCTTTAATCATAATGCCTTCAAACCCTGCATTGACATTGTCCTTAGCATAACGCATCAATTGATCCTTACCTGCGGCTGTATCTAAGTCAACCATGATGTGTGGTAATAGTTCAACATTGGGCATAGTGTCAACCACGTGCCGAATGTGTTCAAGGATATCGATACGTTTACGCAGTTGACTATTCCAATGTCCTTCACGGAAATCACTCAATGGAATAATATCAAAGATATTAAACACACTGTCATCAGCCTGCACGTTGTCTTTTCTACGTGCTTGTCGCATCAGTTCTTGGAATGTATTACCGATCACTTCACCGTCTAATACGAACCCGTTAATCAATGCGTTCTGATGTCCTCTAGCAATTTTAATCCAGTTCTCACGCACCTGTTCTTCAATGTGACCAAAGTTGTCAAACTGTTTGCCGTTACGACTGAAACAGATAGTAGTCACATCACCAAAGTCACTTGGGATAACCATTAGTAACACACGAACACCATCAAGCTTTGGCTCAAGACGTTTAACACCTTTCATCTCAGGACGACCCTCGCTATTAGTTGCTAGTTGACAACCAAAGATTGGGATCTCGTAATCAGTTTTTTTACAGATTTTATTAACTGTCTTATCGCTGATACCTGCACGTAAGTCTCTACGCAATACAGGTGCTAAGAATGTATTCCATTCACTACTATCAAAACGCTCTGCCATTTCCTGAATAGCATCACGTGCGGCATGACCTGTCAATCTACGTTGGCTAAGTTGTAACATCAATTCATTAAACTCTTCCCAGGGATTTTCTGCATCACTAATACCTACTGTGTCTGGTACTTGGCGAACACCAAACGTAACGTAAGGATTGTAACACGCTTTTACAAAAGACAAGAAATTGATAGCGTTTGTACTACCTAGGACACTTGCCTCTAATGCTCGTTTGATAACGTCTTCCTTGTGTAGGCGACTATCTGATTCGTTTAGTTTATTAATCCAACTTGCACTCATTTTTCACTCCATTCACAGGTACAGTATTGAAACTCATGTCGGGTTTCATCTATAGGTAGATAATCAAACTCAGGGCAATAGTGTGCCTTCTCACCAGTCAATATCTTACCGTGTATTTGTAAGCAATCTTTTTCAAACTCGGTCATTCTGTAACTCCAAAATGTTGTTTAATCAAATTCGAAGCAAGGAATGGTTCCGCAGTATCAGCAATCTCGGCGCATTTAAGAACAATCAACTCAGCGAACTTTTCATATACTGTGTCGTCGGGCATTGTTACATATTTTACGCCCGCCTGTTCAAGTAGTTCTCTAATTCGTTCGTTCTTTTTAAGTTTTAGTTTAGGAGCATACGGACCTCTACTACAAACGTGTGCAACATCAAAGTCTGGGTAAGTGCCTGCACAATGCTGGCAAACAAATCGCTTATTCATATATTATCCTGAGAATGGCCACGCTGTCGTTGCGACAAAAGGTGGACGGGGTTTAAGTTCTATTGTTTCAATAGTCTCATTATACACGTCCTCGTCAATTTTGTCAACAGTAAACGGACCCAAAATAGTAATAGTATCCTCTTCAACTTCCCAATTATGTTCACCATCATAGAGCCAACCTGCACCACCGTCTGCCCAAAGTTGTTCAATTTCTTCTTTTTCTTCTTCGGTGAAACTGTCATCAAACTCAAAATCTACTGCACAAAGGTCCTCAAGTTCACAGCCCCAACCAATAGTAGGATCGACACAATGGTATCTGTCATCACTAAAGGGTAGTTCATCTTCATCTTCTACAAATCCTTGACCCCAACGATATAGTTCAGTAACACTCCAACCACGGATATTACCTTGTTCATCTTTGCTGTAAACATCATAGTATGCCTCAACGGATTTTTTATCTTGTGGTTTAATTCTGTATAGTATATTCATTATATTCTCCTTGTAAAAGCATATCAATATGCGCTGTTAAATTATCTACATCCAAACCATGTGCCAGATAACCTTCATATAAACAGTTATCATAACCCACACTTGGTGCAATTTCTGGACCTTTACTATTCATAATATAAGCCATAGCAACTGAACCATCAAGTAATACTACATCAATCTTATTATAATAATAAGGATAACCTTCTAATCTATCTAATGATTTTTCACACTCAGGTGTAATCTCCCACAATACACCTTCCATTGCACTACCGGGAACAAGGTCAATATCGGCGTGGTGTCTAAACTTTAACTCAAAGTTAGGCAATACACAACGACCGAGACTAACCGCTTTTGGACAACGATTATTCATCTCGGCAATATTTGTATTCATACCATATGCAAAATAATATCTGTTCATTACCAGCTACTGTTATAAAATACTTTCAATCCTAAGAACACTTCTGCCTTAGCGTTATTTACAAACTCAAGGTCTTGTTCATAGTAATGACTGTCAGCGGGATTACCAAAGAAGAAACCTTGTGTATCTGGAAGTTGACTATGCCGAATCGCTCGTTCAAGTTCATCCAAATCATCCCAAGTTAGTTCAAGTTCAATGCCATTGAATGTAGCATCACTATTACCTGTACCGGGCATACCCTTGCTTCGCCAAAGACGTTCCATCCAACCATGCAAGTTAGGATGTTTACGCCAATAAGCAATTTCGTATGGCTTAGTAACAGTTGTACTTACAAATTCATTAACTGTTTTATCAAACTCGGCAGTTTCATAATAATCATTGTATTGCCCTTTCTTGTTGGCAACATATGCATACATATCTAGTCCCATAATCTCCTCCACCTTTTTACGTTTATATTTCACTTTGTTTGTTCAATAGTCACTTCTTTAACCTTGTCTATGCTTTTATCAGCCATCTTAGCAATACCACTAAAGCCAACTGTTGAGACAACGATACCAAGAACAAAGCCTACTAATAAATTTATCATTTTCAAATCTCCGGAAATTCTAATTTTTGCCAATCTTCGGCATACTCTGTTTTTAACACAGTTGCCGCATCTGTATAGCCATGATTGACTAATGTTTGAATACACTTTTCTACAATCAAACTAGCAAAAGCATCAGGATCAAAATCATATGTATATGTAGAACGATTACCTTCACCGTCTACTTCAACATAACCTTTGGCTTCTTTAAAAAGTTTTTCGATATCTTTATTCATCATTCAACTCCACCATTCCAAAATGTATAAGTAAATCTCTACCCAATAACGGACCATGTTCCCATGCACTACATGCATAACGATTACATTCCTGAACAATCAACTCGGCAAACTTTTCCATATTATTCGGCAATCCAATTTCCAAAAAGTCTTTTGAGTAACCAGCCTGTTCAGCAAATTCTTTAAATAGAATGTTCATACAATAACCTTCACACGATTAAGTTGGGTACTATTGTCTCTATAACCTTTAACAGTACCATAAATGTCATACATCTTTCCTACGTCTAATTCACTCTTGTAAGCAAAGAATACAACTTGGTCATCACTAGTGATACCAGTAATAAAATTTACATTGTAAGTTTGCGAATATGCCGATCTTAATACTTCAACACTCGTTGATATTTTATTACCAACTTGACCAATAAAACCACCAGTAGAAAAGTTAATACGCTGGTCTACTGTTTGACGTTTTACACCACGCTCATAGCAACTTGGCAAACTTGCAATTACTGCCAAATCATAAGTACCAGTGATAACCTCACGATTGGCAATCAACATAGCATTGTTATCAAACTCACTTAGTTGTTTACCTTGTAGTATTTTGAAAGTAAATGCCTGATAGAAAGCACGAACCTTTTTACCCTGTTCACGGTCTTCGTCAGTAATCAATGTAGTATCAACCAACAAACTTTCAACAATCTGACGATTGGATAGTTTGTTTTGGCTCTTGTCGTCCTCGGTCAATACACTCAGTTTAACATACGCACCATTTGTACGTTGTGCCTGACAGGCCGCGGCCCATACATCATCGGCATTAAGATTCAACACAACTTTTTTAGTGTTAGACCTTGCACGATATGGAGTAGTGTCATCAGCATGACCCATGCGTTGGATCTGACGACTAGTCATATTTGATACGTTAGCAAATCCGTACATAATTGTCTCCTTAAACGAATTCGTAAAACTTAACAGATGGGTCTAACTTTTGCAATTCTTTAGCCGCCATTGTCAATTCCTTGTAGCGTTTCTGAACCAGACTACGGGGCAGTTCACCATCACAAGTCAAATTCTCGGGACTCAAATCACTATCGATTGAATCGGCAATCTTTTGACGGTCAGTAGCATTGTCTAATGTAAGTTCTTTGGCACCAAAGATTGTAGCGTAAGCGTTCTTGCGAACCAGATATGTTTTTAATGCTGACATTTTTAACTCCTGTTGTTTAACTGTTTAAGATTCTATTATATACCCAAAACCATTTATCGTCAACCTTTTAGCCACGAATTTCAAATGCAAATTCAGTGCCGGATCTAGTGACATAAATCTTACGGCCATAGACCGTGATATAACCCCACTCACCGTCTTGGTAAATGTCGTGCGGGTCCTTTTCAATAGTGACATTACGGACTATTTCACAGAAACCATTGCGCCATGTAGGCAGTTTCTGCTTAAAATACTTATCGTTGTCACGTTGAACAATGAAGATTTTTGATTTCATAAATGTATTATACACCCAAATCCATTTATTGTCAAATTTTGTATGAGCAATAACCACGGATTTTGCTTTGCTTATTGGTAAAACTCTCATTGAATTTTACTTCATAACCCTTGGATTTAAGAGCCGTCATCAGTGTTGACAGGTCACAGTCTTCCTCAAGGAAAGCATTAGTACCATTTTGGTAACTGTAAGGGGTGATTTTATCAGCGATACCAAGACTGACCAACTTAGCTTTGGGGAAGCGAGCCCAGGCGTGTCCGGGGTCACCAAATACTTTGATAGAGATTTTCTTTGTCATTTCATAGTCCTTTATTTAACTGTCTAAGACTCTATTATAGCACAGTGTCCATTTAATGTCAAATTTTAGGTAAAAAAAGCCCCAAAAACAGGGGCATTTTTATGAACTAAAAGTATTACTTTTTAGTAGTACCTTGGTTTACAAAACCGTACATCTTTTCAGCAGTTTCAAGGATCTTGTCTAGACCAGGAAACTCTGGCATGTTTACTTTGTTAACAATTTGTCCGGTCTTCTCATCACGTTCGGCACTGACTTCCCAGCCCATGTATTTGGCATGATACTCTTGACCTACTAAGTCTTTAGCCATTGATAAAATATCGGTACGAATTTCGTAGCCATTTTTATTGAATTTAACTTCTGGTAGTTTTGGTGTGTAGTCTGTCATTTTATTTCCTTAAAAAGTGTGTGTTAATTGTAGTTTGTTTTGACTGGAATGTCAACGGGTTTTGGTAATGTACCATGATTAACCCACTCCCAGTCTTCGTCAGTCATAGGTTGCCATTGATTCATATCCAACCTTTAAATTCATTGTCAATGATTGGATGTACTTCCCAACCTTCATTAGCCCATTTGAATAGCATGATTAGGTCGTTGATACATCTCATTTTACTTTGCCCGCTTTGTATACTTTAAAGTCTCGGACTGTTTGTACTATTGATAATAGTAGTTGTTTGATTTTGTTCATAGATACCTCTGTTGTGATTTTCTTTCAAATTCATTAGTCAACCGTTCAATATCACCAATATCCTTGGGATTTTTACTATTGATATATTGCTCCAATTGACTACCATATGATTGGTTAGATAGCAATCCCAATAAAGGAATTGCTATGCCAATCACAGTCATTGTAATGATTGTGAGTAATACTGATATCATATTACTTAGATTTTTTTGTATTGAAAGCAGGAACCATTGCTTTGAATTGGTCACTCATTTCTGTGTAGAAATCTTTGCTTGTGAAAATCATACCCATAGCCATCATAGATTGCATTCCTGCATCTGCGGCTTGTTTTGTATATTTTGATTGTGCATCAACAAATGTAATCATTGCTGATTTGATGCCGTCGTGTTGAACTGTTTGTTCTACGAATTTCTTTTTAAAGTCTGAAACGCCGTCAATAAAGGCGTAAGTTGCTGTGTTAAACATTTTATATCTCCTATGTGTGTGTTTAAAATTGAGTTTTTATGAAGAACTCGTAACTTCATATATATTTATGCCTAGTCATATATTTCTCTATATTTCGACATAGCCATTTCTCTAGCCAGAAACAATCTTAATTGTACATAATCACTTAATTCCTCATCGTCATGTAAAGACGTTTCAATCTTTAATATGATACGACGGGAATTAACTAATATGTCCTCATCATCAATTAGAACCTGATTTGGATCAAGTCCCCAAGTCCTAATTGCTATGAGTCTATATGGATTACTTCTTAGGAGCTTCGGCTTTTTTATCTTCGGCTTTTGCTGGGGCTGGACTAGCAGGCTTTGCGTCACTTTTAGTGTCTGCCTTGGGAGCATCCTTTTTCTTAGCTAATTTCATTTCAGCTTTTGGAGCTTCTGTTTTAGCAGGTGCAGCCGGTGCTACTGCTGCCGGAGTAGTAGTTGCTGGGGCTGTAGTTGCTTTTGCTGGCTCAGCGGCAAAAGCTGTTGCTACTGATAATGTTGTGATTAGGGCGATTGCTAATGTTTTCATTTTAAGTTTCCTTTAAGTTAATGAAGTAGATTTATGTGTCTACATATATATAACGCAGTAGCTATTGATTCCGTTGACATAAATACATATTATGTTATATATATCTTATCAAGGAATCTACGATGGCCAAGACTATGAAAGTGCCAATACTCCCAAACAAATAAACAAAGCATTGGGTAAAGGCTATAGTTGTTTAATAGACGTTTGGAGAGTAGACAACAAATTGTATGTAGGAAATGGTCAACCGTTAATTGAAGTAACCGAGAAATATATACAGGGTAATAGATTTTGGATTAATGCTGTAAACACTGATATGCAAGATTGGATAGCTACACAATCAAGTACATTGTATCCAAACTACTTTAATTTTGCGGCAAGTACCCCGCCCCCACCATATGCTACTGCTAGTAATGGGAAACTGATTACTCCCGGAACTGTACCTATCAATAGTAATAGTGTTATGTTTTTACCAGAGATAAACGACCGTAGCTTATATACTATGGTTAAGGTAAAAAGCTACGGAATATGTAGCGGATTTTTAACCCTTATTAAACGTATGCGTAATGAAGGTGTTTGGTATTAACCACCACGCCCAGTACGTCTAACTACGCTAGCACCACCAAATCCTTTGCTAGGTTTGGGTGATTTTTGTTCTGTTTTCTTTCCATTAATCATTGGTGCATTTTTCTTTTTAGCTTCATTGGCTAAATTAATGAATGGATTTGGGTTTTTCTTTTCTGTCATTTTCTTACCTTTATTGAATCTAAGTAACTTACTATATCACCATATAGTTCAATCATCATAGCAATTTTGCTATCATATAATCTTATGTATGGTTTCTTTTTCTTACCTTCAATCTTATTTACACCCAAGTAGAAGGGGCATTTGATTTTTTTATTAATCTCCATAACATAAGCATGTTCACTAGTTCCCTCTCTAAGTTTAAAATCAGATTGATAATATTCAATCTCTGCCATTCTAAAAATGAAATCTCCATATTCTGTTAGTCGTAATCCATCTTGTCTACCACTGATCCATATACGCATCATTAAATTATCCGCAGTGGAATCAATGCTTTTATTAGCAGGTAGTTCGGCCAATACGGCTTCGGTTATAATTTGTTTGATTGACTTACGATTAGTCATCTGGATAAACTTTTTGGCCGTTGTTCATAAAAACGACACTAAATTTATCAGTTTTGAATTGTGCGTTTAATTTACGACACAGGTTCCTAGCGTGACCAGGATTGCTGAAGCTAGTTTTTTTATATTTTGGAGTTGCATCCGGATCTTGATAATGTTGGCTTTTTAAATTGATAGGTTGGTTATCATAGAAGACAGCCCAAATTCCTGCAGCCTCAACAATTTGATCGCACTTGTATGTATTCTTATCTACGATTTCTAACAAAATCTTTGGTTGTGTCCTAGACATTAAAATCTACCGCCGTTAATTTCTAGTTGAATAACATTATCATCGGTTGCTTTTTTGGTATTAAGTAACTCATAATTTTCTGCTATTAACTTAGCTATCTCATCACGCAATGTTCTAGCCTCATCTATGGGCAAAACTAAATTAGTCCCCTTAGTGGCTGAAACCTTGTCAATGAAACGCTTTATAATAATCATACATTATTTATCAAGGCCTCAGCTTCTTCTTCAGTTTTAAACGGACCTTGATACTGATAACGCTGGATAAAGATGTATTTAGGGCAAAAAATTGATTTTTCTTCACTACCTTGCTTAAATGTGTACCATCCTGCGGCATGATAGCACTTACTTTTGGGAGTTTTAGTAAACAAATGTAATTTGCGTTTGATATCTAATACTGAATTATATACCTTATTTGTTGTGGGATATTCATTGAATGGTACTTCTTTCTTATCACTACTAAATTTACTGAAGGTTAGAAATTCAATATTTGCTATTTTTTTAATAGTTTTTGTATTTTTGTAATGTGTTTTATTTCCGTTAAGTTTTACCTCAAATCCAGATCCATCAGCAAGTACATTGCCGACTTTCTCTGTACCATCAGTAACAATCCAGAATTGATTTTTAACTACAGGTTTTGCAATTAATGTTTTATTAGTCATTTTTTTCTTTTCTTTGTTTCAGGTTCATCGTCAAAATTTGTTAATCGTGTGACACCCTTATGCGTACATATTAACACATTTGTATATCTATTGTCAACCTTTAAAGGTAAATCTAAATGAATATGTAATTCAGGACCTCGAACTTCACTAATTACAGTATCATTGCCCACACTACCTATCCAACGTATTTTACCATACATCCCGGTCACTCTAGCCATAAATTCATATTTAGGCTTATATCTATGTTGTTCGAAATATTCAGCTAGACTTGCCATTTTTTAATTCCATAACAGGTGCAATATTATTATCAAAAATCTGAGCCATTGTCTTATACAATCCTTTACGCTCGTCCGGCGTCATTCCTGCTACCCAGGGAGGACCATTTGGATCTTTATCTAATCCATAATCATGTCGATATGTATAACACATATCAGTAATGACTTCTTCCCGTGATTTCATTATAGTTGAAACTTTTTCAAGTACTCTTTAGCCAAATTATAATCTTCTACAACTGGCTCATCTAACATTTTTCTGTATTCAATAATGATTTCCATAGCATAGGCCTGATCCTCATCTTCTAATGAGTACCACCACTCTTGTAATTCTTCCGGTGTTTTGTTTAAAATATATTGTAAGTTGTTGTAATCTCTACTCATATTATTCTCCTAGTTTTCCCAAGTTTCAAATCCAAAATGTTTTTTAATCAAATCATTAGCCTTGTACGGTTCTGCATTATCAGCAATATCAGCACATTCCTTGACAATCAACTCGGCTAACTTTCCTACATTGTCAACATTCATCCATTTGCCACTAACGTCGGTTCCCACTTGTGTAATCAATTCTTTAATTCGTTCACTCATACTAAACTTCCCTTATATGGACTGTTCAACCATTTCGAATATATTTCCGCTTGTGCGCTAATTTTTTGTAAATCATACTTGCCACAGAATTTTAGAAAGTGTAGACCCACTTGAGGAATAGTCTCAACTCGGACACTTTCACGAATACGTTGATCCACAGCATCTTTAATTTCTTGGGGCTGTGCAGTCAAGTCAATGAGGGTTTTGTTGCGCTCAAATGCATCTTTAACTCGCACCTCAACATTATTGTGATCGACAAAACGTTGCAACATAAAATTATTATAATTAAAGCCCATTTTATTTCGATCCTCAAATGCTTCACGAATACCAACTTTATTCTTAGTGCCTTTTTCTCTGGCCCCGGGGTACGCCGCAAATACGTTGTCGCTTGAATCACCTCTGACCAATTTTTTAAATAATCCGTACTCGGGATCTTCTAAGAGTTTTGGTTCTTTAGTTTTCTTATCAATGACTGGTTTACCATTTTCTTTGAGATATCCATTAGTAGTTACAAGTTCATTGCCTACGCCATTATATCTAGAAACTTTGTCTGTAATGAGTTGGTCGTAATCCGTGTCTGTGGAAATTATGTAGTGCCGATCTGATGGATGCAATGCGATGAAGCGGGCAATCATGTCATCTGCCTCAGCACGTTCGTGTCGCAGGACACTTACGTTGGTCTTGGATTGAATGTATTCTGTAAATTTTGAATACGTGTCCCAAAACATTTTTGATTCTTCAGCCTCTTCCTCAGTAATAGACATAGCATCTACTACACGATTTTTTTTATATGGAGCATATAAATCTTTGCGAAAGCTACGGCCTTCGAGACAGAAAACGCAGTGGTCAATTCCAAAACGTTTTACTGCTTGATTCACACTTGCTAGTGTAAGGTGCAAGGCCATGCCTATCTTCTCTTCCAAGGTACTAGAACGTGATGCCACGTGTCTAGCACGGAAGAAAGTATTTGCAGTATCGATGAGAGCGTATTTTGTCATGTGTCTATTATATACTACTATTTAGATGTTGTCAAGATTTAAAACCCTTCAAGATACTTTTCTGGGTGCTTTAATGCGGTCTTCATAAAATCTTTAAGATTTGGTGTCTCTCTGGTTAATGGTAAATGTTTCTTTTTAACAATGAAGATACCAGGAATACGTGCGATTTTAGAACGATAATATTCTTCTAAAATATCCACTGTAATTCCAGTGTCCTTTATGCTAATGTATTCTGTGCGGTTGTAACCATTGAATTTAGAAAAGTGTTTTTTGAAGTAAGCTTTTCCATCTTCTTCTAGAGTACGAATCTTACCCTCAAGCCCGGGCCGTGCGATACATGCAAAGTGAATGATAACTTGATTACCTCCTTTTGAATATCCACCGATACGAGAACCAAAATCCTCTGTAATCCCGGGCTTTGAGTACAATTCTTTACCCTGCACTTCAGCAATGTAAAGTCCCTGTGTCATTATCCCACCAAATCTTGTGTTTCTTGGGGTAATGCATCAAACAATGTATAATCATTATCATCGTAGTCTTCCAAGAATGTCCTAGATATATTCTTAAATGTACCACCGTGTTTGTAATATATTTGCAATAACAGTGCTAAAGATGCATCAGCAGGTGTACTTGGTATCTTCTCATCTGGATTAGATTCCTTGTGCCAAGTTCTGAACGTGCCTTCAGCAAGTCGACGGAACTCTGCCGGAGAACCTGAAATGTTACGAATGATATTACCTAATGACATTACAAATTCTTTAATATCTTTTGATTTCAAAGACTTGTTACCTTTGATTTTATTACGCAAGTTAATCATAGGAATAACTTCAATAGAGTCAACACTCCGATAGTCCCAATTCCACTGATGAATTTGACACCACCAGTGTACTTCTTCGTCTGTCAAGTCTTTTAACAAGTCAACACGAACAAACGCACCCGGCAAATCTTTATTGTCATCATCTTCTTCATGTACCGGGACAATGCCATATGATTCCATGATAATCTGTTTAGCAAATGCTTCTTCGTATAATTCCTTAGTAACAGTATTTGGATTGTCTTGTCGCTTACACAAAACATAGTTCTTCCATTTATCAAAGTAAACCAGTCTACGCTTGTCCTCGCCGTTAATACCCAAGAAGTGTTCACGTGCAAAAGTAAAATTGTGAAACTCAATCACTTGACATTTGATTTCAACATCAAGCCAATTGTCAGCAGAAATACCATCATCAGCAAAGTGACCCCATTTAGACAATACACCATATGATACTGCGGTATGTTGACCGTCAATGATGTAGTAATGATATTTGTTTTTAACTTTGATTTTAAGAATGTTAACGTATTGCACTTTCTTGGGATCAAAGTTCTCTACGATTTTCTTAATGTGACCATGAATTAATGGACGTTGAACAGCAAGTGCGCTCAACAACTCACGCAATGGTATTGCTTCATAGTACGGTAAATTCTTGTAAGAAACTACCTTCTTACTTGTATTACGTTTTGCAATACCTGAAAGTTTATCATTCATAAATCCTTCAACCAATGCTTCAACAGTTTTAGCATCATGTTCATTGGGCTTCTTATCTAAAACGTTTACAGCACGTTCAGATGGGCTAATTGTATGGATATCTGCATCATCAAATGCAAACAAATCAATCGGTGTAGTGAGAATAGCCTTCATAAGTGCCTTTTTTACTTTCTTTGCGCTAGGTTTTCTTACTGGATCTTCTTTCGAAAGTTTTGCAGATTGTGTTTTTTTAGCTATAGTTACCATGAAAAATTCCTATGAGTCAAGTTGATAAGTCTCTATTATAGACCCAAACGGATTAATTGTCAAGTTTTATCTAATTTGTATCCGGTTACAATAAGCCCATATTGTGAAAATTCACGGTAAAATGCATCGATATCATTACCATAATATAGGAAACATTGTCCTCGGGTATTTACACTACTTTTTTTACCATCTACTGCAATAAAACTAATTCTATGGTCAGTGAAGCAAAGAGCATTAGCTGTATCTGCTAGTTTTTTAAACCAACCTGTGTCGGTTGAATTGTTACACAAAATGATAGCTTGTTCAAAATTAGATTTTTCTAGCTCGGTCAAAAACTTATTTACTGCTACTTTCATAAGAGGACCATATGGTGGATTTAACCATACTGATTTGGCATTCCAATCCTTTGAACACCCATCATCTTTTTCTGTGAATATTCTTGAGGCTTTTACAGTTTCGTTTGCTTTGACACTACTAAACGGGTCCAAATCAATAGTTCCACCAAATACGTTACGTGCAGAATTTGTGTATTTTTCAGGTGTGTACCAGCTATCGCTGTCTCTATCTTTAGTATATGCTACGGGTGAAGAACCTACATATGCAATATTAACTTTTTTAGTGACCTTTTTCATTTGATTATTTATCACTTGGTCAATTTTAGTACAAGTACCTTCATAATCAAGCGCAACAAATTTGTTGTTTTTTATGCGAGAGGCTTCTAAATTTATTGCTTCTATAATAAGTTTCCCTCGCTTTTCTTTCCAATGCTTACCCATAGTTGCACACAAGTATTCTTGAAATATGCTTTTATTAGCATGAAATAATACACCAAGCATTTTTTCATCAACACTACCCGGTACCTCTTGTGTTTTCACTTCAATCCCTAATAAGGGAACAGTACCTTTAAACAAACCAAAATCGATTCTTCCAGGAGCACCAAACCAATTAGTATATGGATATTGTTTAACTGCAACGATTTTATCTTTTGGAATTATAGAATTTTGAAATGCACTATATGATTCATAAATTGTAATTCCGCTTTTTATTAAATGAGCGGCAACTAATGAATCCCCTGCTTTACCTGAATCCTGTGCCAATGTGCCCTGACTGTGTTTAATCATTACTTGTGTCCTATAATATTTTTGAATAAATTAACTAACCTCAGTACGGCCTTCGCCTAAGTTTTTAGTGCGTACCATTCGTAAGTCACGGTTCGTTGGATCGGCCTGTTGTTGTTCATAGACCTCGAGTGCAATATTTCTACAAATTGTTTGAAACCAACGATCTACTAACACGTTATCTGTATCAGTATCTTTTTGTTTATAACCTGCACGAATTAAATTTACAATAAACTTCTCATTCCAGTCAAGTTCAAATGCACCATTGTTAACATCATTGGGGTCAAGCTCCAAACTTAGAATGTTAATATACGGCTCACCTGCTGCCGTTGCTTTTTCTTTAGCAGTAAGTTCAGGTACTACTGGTGCAATTTTCTTTTCCTTAACTTTTTTAGGTTCGGGTTCAGATTTAACTTCTGGCTTTTTAAATAAATTCTTTATTTTTTCAAACATTTGTATCTCTCTAGTAATTTAAAGCTGGCTAAGTTTTTAGCTTTGCTTTCGCACATCATATCAAAATTATCAATGAATGTCAATGCCCAATCGTTCACCGCTTCGTTCCAATAGTAATCACTATGTGCCCTAAGCTTCTGTTTACTGTATCCCGCTTCAATCAACGCACCATGAGAGGGTAATTGTGATCCGGAATGTCCGACAAGTACATCTTCACGGCTGACGGAGTAATGTAGAGTAGGCCTAACACCACGCCAGCTATCAATAACCATTTTAACACGGTCGTCAGTAGGTTGAATATATTCACCTTCCCTAATCCAATTATGGTGAATGTCCATGACCGTAGGTACGAGGTCAGATAATGATAAGCAGTCTGTAAGTCCATGTGTGTATTCCTCATTTTCTAGTGTTAGTGTGTTTCTTGCTTCGGGGCTGAGTCTTCCGTAGACTTCTCTGATTCCTTGGGGACCTCTTCGTCCTGAGATGTGGACGTTGGTTTTAAAGTCCTGAAACTGTTTGCCGAAACCCATCCATCGAACCATGTCTGCATGATACTCAAACTCCTCTATACTCTTATTTACTACCTCATCACGGTCACTTGCTAAAACTACAAACTGATCCGGATGAAATGATAACCGAACATCATTAGCTCTAGCTGTTTCACCGATAGGTGCAAACCATCGTTGTAAACTATTTTGTACATCGGTTGATTGCCAAAATTCTTTGTAGCCATCCATAGTATAAAAACTAAGCATATCACTAGTAAGACGAACCATACGCAATTCGGGTTCTAATGTGGCAACACGCTTAACAAGTGCGTGAGTATTCATAATATTGCGTTTAGCAACATCCATAATCTTTTCTTCTACTACATTACGGTTATTACGCTTTGCCCACGCTTGTGTAGTACCACCTGTGTTAAGACCCTCGGCTGAAACAAGCTCACCTTTGTGATTGATTTCCGCCCATTTACAAGCAAAGCCGATGCGTTTGATAGATTGATTTGTCAAAGTAATAGTCCAAAGTGATAAATAATAAGATACAGTGTAACATATTTACGCAATAAAGTCAACTATTTACGGATACCACTATGAGAATTAACGAATTTATAACAGAGTCTAGTAAGATTTGCCCACAATGTGGAATGAGAGGTTGCACGTGCAAACCTGGAAAATGTAATTGCAAACCAAAGCCTGGTTATCCAAAACAGGTTGATGAAGCCGCTAATCCAGCACAACAAGCCGCTATAGCTATTGCTATGAAAAAAGCTGGTAAAAAGCCAAAAAATATGCATGAAGAAGATGAGGGTATGTTTGGTAGATCCAAAAACGATAAACGATATTTAGATAAATTTGATCCAACTGAAGTTATGAATATCAGTGATGATCCTAGTAAGGCACATAAAACAACGGGCAAGGGTTCATTAAGAACATCTAAGAAAGATTTAGAATTTGCATTTGGACCACCCGGAGAAGATGATACATGGGTTTTAGAATTTAAGAATGGTTTAATTGCCACTATATACCCACAATCTAACAGTGGTGGCATGGATTGGATCATAGGTGGTAATCATACAAACACTGAAGATTTTGTACATATGGCTTATTCAGCCGCACTTGATGAAAAACTTGAAGAGGATTGGAACAAGGTCAACCAGAAAGACAAAACATCTGGTATGAGCCGTAAGGCAGTAAAAGCATATCGTAGAGAAAATCCAGGTAGCAAATTACAAACAGCAGTTACTACTAAACCTAGTAAATTAAAGCCTGGATCAAAAGCTGCCAAACGCCGTAAGAGTTTTTGTGCTAGAATGAGTGGTAACAAAGGTCCTATGAAAAAGCCTAATGGTAAACCTACTCCCAAAGCATTAGCACTACGTAGATGGAATTGTGAGAGTGTAGAGCAAATGGAAGAATTGGTAATGTTAGCAGAACAATTTATCCGCAATCACAAGACTAAACTTTAAGTAGTTCTTCTAAAGTATATAAGTTCTTCATATAGGGTGATACATTTTCTAGTACACTACTAGCAATGTCGCCCTTCCTTCTTGGGCCGTATTTCACGTTGAAGCTAACATCATTGACTTTTTGAAACTCATCAACAATCTCACTAACAGTATATCCTACTCCGTGACCTAAACATTCTACACTATTGCTAGGTTTCTCAATAGCTTGTTTTAATGAATCACATATCTCATTTACGTGTACATAGTCACGTACACAAGTACCATCAGGTGATACATCATAATCATTACCAAAAATTGTAAACTCTTTTGATTGCATGGCCATTATTAAATTATACATTAATCCATCGGGGTTAGTGGGAGCAAAGCCTTCGCTTCCAATAACATTATAAAATCTAAAGATTGTATATGGGGTTGCTCGATGGGTTGTACAATATTCTCTTACCACATCTTCTGCCGCACGTTTGCTGATACCATAAGCACTACAACAATCTTGTGCGGCACCGGTGCTTGCAAAGATAAAGTTCTTTGTCTTAATCTTATTCAATACATTCATTGTACCATTCAAGTTAGTTATATAATATTGAATAGGTTTCTGCTCACTTTCACCCACATTAACTAACGCGGCCAAATGAATAACACAATCAAACTCATCTTCTAAACTAAAAGGTCGATTGATATCACAATGATAGAATGTATGCGGCGACTCTTGTGGTTCTACTTTATCTAAACCATACACTTGATATTCACCCTTCAATATCTTAGTAAGATGTGAACCAATGTAACCGCTATTACCTGTTATTAAAACTTTTTTTACCACTGAAATAATTCCTCACTAGTTTCTAATGCTGGTTCAAAGATCGGATCTTTGGTTAAATATGTGTCATTGTCTGTATAGATAACTCTAAATTTATGTTTGTTAGTCAACACACTGCGAACATCATCAATACAAATTACATTACGTCCTAAATTCTTAATGAAGTCAGTATGTGTAATAGTTGTTTCATTGCAAATTTTGGCTGTATTAGTGTTAGATTTTTTACTATCAAACTCATTAAAACAATTATTCCACTTATGAAACACAGTAGCTTCTTGTTCTTGTGCATGTTGTAATGATCCTAAGTTATACCATCTTTCTGCTTTTTCAAAAATATCATATAACTCTTTTGCTTTACTTGCCATGTCTTTCTTTGTGCATTTGTAAAAGAAATTATCATTGAAGTTTTTAGTCCAGCGTTGATTTTCTAATACCAGTGTGGGCAATTGAATATGTTGTTCATAGAAAGCCATACCATAACTCTCAACAACACTAGGATTAAACGCAATACGACTAGACTTAATAAAATCTACTTTCTCTTGTCCAACAATACTAGCACGAACATCATACATGACTCCTAGTTTAGACAATCTATCTTCAAACTTCTTTACACCATTAGGACTAGTCATAACCTTAACCGGTAGTTTAGTCTGCTCAATCAATTCAATAAACAACTCAGGATTCTTACCTTCTTCCCATCGACCAACAAACAGTATCCCCTCACGTTCACCTGTGTACACAGTTAATAAGTCTGGTTCAGTAATAGGTATAGGAAGATGATAGGATGATTCATTTAAATGTAGTTGATTGAATTTACTTTGAGTTCCTATATCAATGTTTGTTGTGCTTAATTGTTGGCGCATCATCACATTGGTGTTGTGTAAGAATGGATTCTTAGTGTCTTTGAATATCTGGCTTTCTAAGTGAGTGTAGGCAATGATTTGAATACAATCCTCAAGACCCATAGTACTAGCTACTTGCACAGTTTCATATGTATTACATACAAACGCATCGTATAAGTTATTCTCTAACGCTTTGATAATACTATTACGGAAATTAGCCATGCGTTCATAACAGAATGTATCACCATACATAAAGATGTTGCTATGCTCAGTATAACGTAATGAATCAGCAGGCGATATGATATTAGCCGGAATAGATTTGATAAACTCATTATCTTGCGGTTCTTTGTCAGTAATGATATCAACTTTAACATTATGACTATCCATTAACTCACAAAAACTTTTTGTAAATTGTCCTATGCCACCATGTGGTATTAATGTTTGATAGCTTACTAAAAAGCCAATTCGTTTATCGTATGTTCTCATTTATCTTCTATAGTAGGTACATCTTGCCATTCAGTATATTCACGCTTTTTAGTAAAACTACCTTGAATAGTAGTTGTACTATAATCAGTTACTTCAATTTGTGTTCTATATTGTAACACTTTTTCAGGTCCGTCCCAACCGCTTCGGACAAGATATCTTAATTCATACATATATTTACCTTTTTAACAACCACATAATATGGGCATTTTTATCGTGCCAACTGTGTTCTAAACTAATTTCACTTGGTCCAGCATAGATACTGGTTAGTCTATAAGCCCACTTTAACCAAATACATTTACCTGACAAATCACAAGTTTCAGGCAACCATGCAAACTTTAAATCTGCACCCAAGTATTTGTTACGATAGGAGTCATTGATACCCATACTATCTAGTGGCATAACTATCTCCATCGTAACATAAAATGAATATAATCTTTCTCATCTGTGAATTTGAACGTAGTTTCAAATCCATCATCTTGTGTATCTTTATATTCATACGTCCACCTAGATTTTGTTCTACCAGGACCAAAAGTATCAACACACCAATCTAATGGATTATTTTTATCTCTTATAGAACCGTCTGGTCCCATATAGTGTTTCCAATAATCCCAAGATAATAAAGCAATGTGTTGATATTTTTTCATGTGCCCCACTCGTTTTTGAAAAGAGGTACTTGAAGTCTATCACTGTACCGATAACCACGATTCATTGCTTCAATAGCAACATTCTTAGCATTTAAGTTATACAATGATTCTACACCACCGCAAGGCATGAAGTATACAGGGCCTCTGAATCCACCATTACGAAATTCTAGTACAGCTTTGTCTGCTTCAATTGCATCTTCACTAGTAGCAATAACAAACTTAAGATACACAAAGCCAATACTTTCATATTGACGAATGATGTTAGGACAAATTGCTTCACTCCACTTCTCGCCACTGATACTTAGTTTAGGACTAACACTAAATGTTAATGCATTCTTTTCTCTGTTAATCTTCCATTGTTGTAGATAGATTGATAGGTCTTGACTTAGTTCTTGTGTACCATTAGTTTCAAAAGTAATCTCTTTGAGACCTCTCATTTTTTCGTTTGAAAGTAATTCTGGATATGCTCTTTGCCATCCAAGAAGAGGTTCACCACCAGTGATAACAAGGTGCTCATCCATCCAGCGACCGTGAGGAAGGATAGTAAGAATAGAGTCAACAATAGAAACGGTACTGAGCATAGGACTAAGATGCTTAAATCTAGAGTCCCACGAGGCGTAGGAATCGCAACCTGTACTGACAAGCGGTAAGGATTTATAATCTGTATAATCTTGTGCTTTAATCGCAATAACATCTCTTTCACTACTCAATTCTCCTTTATTCATGCCGAAGCCACCACACGTAAAATTGCATCCATATGTTCTAAGGAAAATACTTGGTACTCCGATATATCGGCCTTCTCCTTGTATACTATAAAAAAGTTCACTTACTTTTATGCTTGTCATTAATATGTTCTTTCAAATCATTCATTGATATATAGAGTTTTTCACAAATGAAGCCCTCTTTCTTTCGTTTACTATCGGATAAGCACCATCCCCTAATAGTTGTCTCATGTACATCGTAATATTTAGCCGCATGCCCCATTGAAGGGAATATACCATCAGGCGTAGTCACCATCATTTTCCAATTAGGTCTATCATTGTGAATTATACGTTCAATTGAATCTAAAACTGCAGGTACCTTATAGTCTCTTTTTAAGTATTCTACTGCATTTAACAGATTTTGTAAATCATCTTGGAACTTCCCGAGAGCCATATTACAGTTGGTGCAAAGTAAACCTCTTACTTTTTTTGTAACATGACAATGATCCACTGCTAAATCCCTATTACATATATCAAGTTTATTACAAATCGCACAGCCATGATTTTGTTCTACCAACATTGCTTCGTACTGGTCGGCATTAATTCCAAAATCTTTCATCAAATCTGACCTTTTTCGGCGTTTGTTAGTTCGTTCTTTACTATTGAGTGTTTTTTGCTTAATCATTATTATCTCCTTATATGTATTTATACAAGGTGACGGTAGAGTAAGATTTAACCCTCTCCTTGGATGCTATAAAATAATTCTGATACTTTTAAATGATTCATTTGATTTTTAAATTGTAATTTTTTAAAATAACTTCAGCGTATGTACCGCCACCTTGTTTATAAACACCATTAACTTGCTTTGCACAATCCCTGATTAATAGTTCAGCAAACTTTTCAATACTTTCTTCATCATCAGTTTGACCTGCGACAGATGCTCGTTTGAGCGCCCAGTCAAAACCTGCTTCTTTTGCCAGGTCTTCTATTTTTTTATTCATATATTACCAATGATGTAAAGTGTTTGCTATGATGAAACAACATGTTATCACATGTAGCACCACCCAGAAAGTTTTTAGGAACAATGCGATTTTTGCTTCACCTAATGTAAGAATAGGTACATCAGGCCTGTCATCATCGGTATTACCCATTAGATGACCGGTTGCTCTTGCCCATATTTTTTCTAAGCTATTCATTAAGCTACCTCGTCTTTATTGTTGTTAGGATATTTTGCACTAGTATATCTAATAACTAATACGCTTATTGCGATAACAAATGTAGAGCCGGCTACAGCTAACATTTCAATAACATTGATTGGCTGATGACTCATTATATCTACCATATGCCGTGTCAGTGCTGTTATTGCAATGTATAGCAGGAACCTGACAGGCATATGATTGGTCTTGAAATAAATGCCCACCATTGCACCTATTTCCAAATAGATAAACATTAATAACAAGTCACCGACTGTTGCGTGATGTTTTTGAAACATTTCAGCGAAGGTCCAACCGGCAGCCCATACTGTTGCGGCACCGATACCAAACAATGCAAGCCTATGAAATATGTCTACTAAGGTATGTCCTACCTTATCTACCATTTCTGTTTTCAACATTATTCAAACTCTCTATCTTCACGATGACCGCCACGTCCTGCCATGTTGCTATCAGTCTCACGTACCTCTACTCTACAGCACCATACACGTTTAGCTTCTTCGCTACCACAGTTGGGTAAGAAGATTGTGTTGATGTATTCATATAAAAAGTCAGCAATACCTTCACAACCAGTGCGTTCTACTTCTGTGATCTTTGCTAGTTTCAATCTACCTAGTTCTAATAGATGTTCACGCATTGGGTCATCTTGTGCGACTAATAATGTATGGTCAAACCATTCTTCTAGTTTATCTTTGAGTGGGCGTAGTCCACCAAAATCAGTTACCCAGTTACGGGCATCCAATGTATCAGCTTCAAACTCAAAGTGAAAACTCATAGCATAGCCATGAATTAAATTACAATGACTGTCAGCACGCCATTGACGATATGCGACAGGACCTATTTGTCTGTATGTCTTTGTTGAAAAGAATTTTTTGTTTGCCATGTTTTCTCCTATGTTGTATTATAGCATAGGCGGCAGAGTTTGTAAAGCGGGAGTGACGCCAAGACCGCTACTTTTATTTAACAAAAAACCCATAACCTCTTCTTTATTAAGAATTAAATTAAATGGATCAGTTTTAATAGATTTTTCTCCTAAATATTTGAATTTTGTATTGTAGATTTTTTCCATGTCTGAATAGATAGATTCATATTTTACTTTTTTATATTCAATATTGTGTAATATTATAGACAAATTCTTTTCCCATAATAGGTGACTATTATAAATTTCAGTTAATCCATTATTCAGACGATTAATATCAATTGTTGCAGGTTCATTGATTTCACTATTGATTCCAAATACGTTTTTTAGGTTGTTAGCATATGAGCGGGCAATCATAAAACTTAACAATTGTTCTTTAATATCTCTTGTCAATGTGATAAATTCAAAACCTATATTTTTTAACTCTATTATTATTTTAGATAATGTTTCCTTATCATAATGATCCATCAAAAAAATTCTTACAGTTAATGATTGGTTTATATTTGTATTTTTTAATAAATTAAGTCGTTCTTCAAATCCTTCAAATATTTTAAAGTTTGAAGGAATGCTAGCAAAATTCTTTAATCTTATATTATTGTCATCATCAGTCACATATTCACTGCGATTCCAATTTTCAAAATACTCGCCCAATTGAAAGCTTGATTTTATTTCTCCGGATAATTTTTCACACAATTGACTACCTGTTCTGGGTAAACAAATAATACATGTTCTGTTGCCGTTCATTTTAATCCTAAATTTTTCCTAATTTTAGTTGCACTGATATTATGTGTAGCATCATCAAATATTTCTTGCTCAATCTTATAACCAACATCACGACCGTATGTAATATTCACAATGTTTGGTACAATTTGAATTTCGTATTGACCTTGATATAACATATCTAAGTCACGTTTAATAAAACTTTTAACTTGTTCGATGGCAAATGGATTACTTCCTTGCCAACCTTGACAGTCACGTATTTGTATAACTACTTGCCCAGTCTTAGCAATAGCCCGTTCAAACAACTTACGATGTCCTTCATGCCATGGTTGCCAACGACCTAGCATCTGTACTGTTTCTTTCTGCTAATCAAACACTGGTCTGCGTCTATTATCTAATATGTGTGCGGCAATAAACTCACCCCACTTTTCACCTTTTTGTTCAGTAATTCTAAAGTCATATACTTCTGGTGGGATAAATGCTTTGTTAGTATCGTCAAATCTACCTTTATCAATAGTATCAACCCATACAGTCCAATCTGCTTTAAAGTTATTACGCATTTCAACTAATGGTGCAACAAAGTCACATATAACATAATCACATTCAATCATATTATCTGCTAGTTCACGCATACGTAAACTTTGACGAACACGACCTTCTGTGCTAAAGTCCCAATCGTTATACTTTTTTCGTACATCGTCAGCATTTAGCCAACCTACTTTTTTCTTATCCGCTTGTAGGTGCTCTACAATATGTTGTGCTATATAAGTTTTACCTGCGCCAGGCAGGCCCATTACTAATATTCTTTTAGGCATTTTTGTTTTTCTCCGCTTCTGCTACACGTTTGCGTAGACTTGAACTGCTAAAACTATGGTCACGTTTGTTAAATATAACCTGTACACCACGGCCTGCACCCTCATTACGTCCGGTAAAATTCTTATCCTCATACTCTGTACCCAAAATACGAACATCTAACGGTAGAATCAATAACAAGTCAATTAAGTCTTGTTCAGTTTGATATACCACTACTTCATCAACATAGCGACAAGCCGCAAGTTGAATCTGTCGTTCTACAATACTTTGAATAGGTTTATTCTTAGTATCAGGTCTATCAATGGTTGGATCGGTTTGTAGCCCACAAATCAAGTAATCACAATGATTTTTTGCTTCACTTAACATAGCAACGTGACCTGCATGAAGCATATCAAATGTGCTAAAAGTAATACCAATCTTTTTACCCTGTGCTTTTAATTCTTTAATATGATTGAAAATCATTTTGAAAGTGTTCTCCACATTTTAGTTTGTTCATGTTCTTTTAAGAATTCATCCTCACCCGTAAATGTAGGTGCATCATTCATAATCTCATCCAATAACCATTTCAATTTATGTAAATCTTTTTTGATTTCAAATGTAGTAAATCCATCGTTATACGGACTGTGAAGTTCTACACCTGCAATGTAGATTTGATGATGTACACTATTATAATCCATTGGTTTTTTAAATCCCATTATTTGCAACCTTTATTTGCAATCTGCAAAAACTCTTGTCTTGCGGCTGGATCTGTTTTGAATCCACCACCTAGACGGCAGGTAGTTGTACTTGAACCAGTATCTTCTACACCTCGGGCCGCAACACAATAATGCCTGGCATCAATCATTACAGCTACATCTTCTGTTTCTAGTATATAACATAGTGAATGAAAAATTTGTTCAGTTAATCGTTCTTGTATTTGCGGGCGCTTACTGAAATATTCTACTATACGGTTGATTTTACTAAGGCCTAGTACCTTATCCTTTGGTACATAAGCAACGGTAGCCAAACCCGCAATAGTAATAAAATGATGTTCACATGAACTTTGTACATTGACATTGCGTTCAACAACCATTTCATTATATTTCATTTTATTTTCTACAGTAGTACATTTTGGAAATGCTTCATAATCTAGTCCGTAGAAAATTTCATTTACATACATCTTAGCAACACGCTTGGGTGTCTCAATTAGACTATCATCAGATAAATCTAAACCAAGATATTGCATAATAATAGTGAAGTGTTCTTCAATACGATCAATCTTATCTTTTCTGTCTAAGTTGTTTGGCAATGTAGGAGTCTCAACTCCCATTTTGACTAAGTGCTGATGCACTTGTTGACCCAACTCTGGATCTGTTTTTGTTTTATTATAACTCATAGATAACCTTCCTTTGTGATGGTTTTGTTTTGATATTGTGTTACCATTGTGTAACACAAGTATTTATCACTTTGTTTTAGCAACTGATTTTTTTGATTTAGCCTTAACTGCAGGCTTCATATTAGCTAATTCTACACTAGCACAAGCTTCACGCACCTCATTAACTAATGCGTCCCAATCCCATTTTAATTCAGTACGACCATCAGGAAAAGTAGTCACAGTTAAGTGACTACCTTTAACTACTGTTGGTTCTGCAGGTTGAATTTTCTTGCGAGCCATGGTTAAGCCTTAGCTTTTGCTTCTGCTCTTGCGGCTTTTTCTGCTGTAATTTCATTACGGCGAGCCTTAACTGCTTTAGCTAGTTCTGCTAATGCTTTACGTGCCCTAGTACCGGCGGCTGCATTACCCTTGTTAAATTTATCGTTCTCAGCATTGTATGCTTCTAAACTATTTTCAATATCATTTTGTGCGCTCATAATTTTCTCCTTAATATTTTGCTTCACGGGTGTGTTTGCGATAATCACTATCCATACGCAACCATTGTTGTCCGTTACCTTCTAGGATATCACAAATTCTATCGATTGTACTGTCAGTCCAATCACTAATCTTTCCTTGATTTACATGCGGTTGATGTAACATATTATATAACTTAATTGTTGCATCTTCAACACTCCAGGGCGTATACAGTCTTGTATAGTCATTCGCAAATGTTTCTGGGAAACTGCGATATGCCGGATACAATACATTGCAACCCAAACTATCTGCTTCACTGACTGTGTTACTCACCCAGTCTTGTAATGCACAATTAAACAATACTCTTGTATCATTTAATAACTCATAGTATGCGTTCTTATCTAGGTCTTGATATACTTTTAATAGTCCACGATTTTGCATATCTTGTGTACGTTTCATGTAACTATCGTTATTGCTTTTTAGTTTACTACCGCTGAACACACAGAATTCTACACCACGATATACACCATGACGATCCTTCTCACCGTACCGGTTATAGAATTCTTCAATCACATCCATGTAGAAGTCAGGTTGCTTTTCTTGATCCCATCTAGCACTAAATGCAATACGCATTGTACGTTCATTGAATGGCTTGATGACATTATTTACACGGCTACGAACTTCTTCTTTGCCAAATGCTAAGCCTGAGATATTGTAGATCGGTGCCTTCCAACCCGCAATCTTCATATGCATTACCATTTCTTCATTACTAGCAAGTACACCATCAACGAATGAATCAACCATCTTTTCATAGTGACCCATGAACTCACTCATGCCCCATACATGTACGAAATCATCCGGATCGATTGACTGAGCAAGACAACGGACAAATATACGAGGACGGAGATTAATAGGAACTTGCTTAAGTATATAAGGAAGACTTTCAATGCCCGGCTGAAACATATCTTCAAAGTATACAATATCTTCATAACTACACTCACCTTTTTTCATCATCTTTACTAGATTCATTAATTGACTCATACCAAAGTATGTACGTCCATGAGCATCTAATACTTGTCCGGTAACAATAGCTTGGTCATCACTTAATGTTTCGCCGGGAACGATAACATAGTTAATGCCTCTACGTTTGAATACACGTTCATTCCAGTCTTGTAACTGTAGTGTGTATCTTGCTTTGTAAGGCTCTAGGCCCATATAAAATAACTTATGCATTTTCTCTTTCTATATCTAGTTCATCACATTCTTCACCATACTGTATTTCTACAATACGACATGGTGTATCATATGGATTACTTAGTTGATGCCAATCACCTTGTGAAATTTTTACTTGACCAAACGTTGACAATTCAATTGGAAGTAAACTGTAACCACTTGACAATTTTGTATATAGTATACACTTACCTTCTGTAACATGCCAAAATTCACTTCGTTTAAAATGCCGTTGCATACTTAAACTTTGACCCGGCTCTACTGTTAGTTCTTTTACTTTACATCCACTTACATCATGTAGTATACGATAGTATCCCCACTGACGCAATGTTTTAGGTTGTTTCCATTCACGTAGTATCCAACTACTACTGTTCTTTTTGTCATCCCCACCCACACCAAATACAAATTCTACATCATCAAATATCATTTCGGGAATGTTATCTTTAGTTCTATCTCCCCCATTAGCAAATATAATATTTGTTTTTGGGTACATTTCTTTGACTTTGCGAATGGCATCAATGGCGGTATCATCACTATCATCAAACTCTATTACTTTATGCACTTGATGTAAATTTTCAATGATTATTTTACGTTCTTGAATAGGCATAAAAGGTTGACCTTTTTTACGGGTCAACCATGCGTCACTATTAACTCCTACTATCAGTAAGAAACCTAAATGCTTAGCGGAATTGAAATATTCAATATGGCCACTATGCAAGGGGTCAAAGCCCCCAGTGACTAACACTATCTTCATGGACGCATATCCTCTTGCCATTGATCCTTAGCCCATTTGCCGGCAATTTGTTTTTGATGTTGACGGTATGCGAAACTCCGCATGTCATACAATGATGTTTCATCAAACTTGTACCCAAAGTCCTGACAGAATTCAAGGTACTTTTCAAGATCCTCAAAAATCTGATTGATACGTGGGTTAGGTTGATATTGTTGTTTTGCCATTTTTAATTCCTTTAAATAGCGAGTTGTTGATAAGGTTTGTTTGTGTTATAGACAATAGTAGCCCCGTTCTCATTATCTTCTGATACTTGAATAGCAATATTACGATCTGGATATCGAGTTGCAATGACTTCATAGAGGTCATCACTAATCATTTCACAACTTTTGTAATCCAACGCAAGAATGCCTTGAGAATATTGATTCTCTAACCATCTTTTAAACTGAATAAACTCAATATCACGGTCGTTGTGAAATACTTCAATAGACACTTCAAAGTGAAAGATGTGTCTATGTGGAGTAGCTAAAAAGCTAACATCATACTCATCACCTGTTGCCAAGTTAGGGTCTGTTGCCGCCGCTGGGTATTTATGAATACCTTCTTTTTGAAAACGCACAAAAATTGTACGTAATGCATGTTGTTTGATACGTACACGTTTCTCGGTCAATGCCTGTATATGTTGTTCTTGCATATTATTCTCCTAGTACTTTTGAAATTTCATCATCACTATCTTCAATAGCTTCTTCAACTTCCGGTTCACTATCAGTTACGTCAAACAATTGGTCAAACATTGTCATAGCATTCATTGCTTTCTTGCCACTTAAACCCTGACTACCTGACTTCATCTGCATCCAGAAGCTACTATGTGATTCTATCATATCTAGGCTCTTTTGTCTATCTTTTTGTGCAAATATCTTATCAACAATTTCACCAAAATGCTCATCATCAAACTTGCTCATAACCATTTTAGGCATGATGCCCTTATCATACTGGCGATTAGCTTCTTGTACAGCAGTCATATGCATATAAACATTATGACTCTGTAGTAATGTATAACTCAATGTATCCCAACTTGTTTTAGTTTCTTTACCATGTTGACCAATAAAGCCTTGACCACGATAACAAAGGTCCTTCATCAACATAAGGTCCGTTACTGGACTATCTGTAAACTTGTCATGGATATTATCTTGTAGTACAGCATCACTATACTTACGATTATCATTAGCATAACTTTTCTTCTCGGCAGTCTTTTCCATACTGTATGCCCACTTCTTATCGTGTTCAATACTATTGTTAAAGTATGCTAGACCTTTAGCCGCACTAAAGAATGGACTTGCACAGTCAAATGTAATCTGTAGTTTAGGGTTGTGATACTTACGAATAGCTTTTTGAATGTCACTGAACAATACAGCATATTCCATAATGCTTACACCCAAGCAATGAATCAAATCATGTTTACCCTCTACCAGTAAACCATCATGTATGATATCAACTAATCTACGCAACATCAAATGAACATCAATCTTGTTCTGTCCACCGAATGCCCAACCATTAAAGTGATTATCTGGATAGACATTTGGATCACAATACTTCTTCATTTCTTCATACCAATCGTCTGATTGTTTATGATTGCGACCCTGCAATACATTTAAGAACTTACATTTACCATTACGGTTCTTAATGAAGTATTCGTTATTGATGTGAGTAGCAGTAATAGCTTCTTCAATCGTACTGATACCATGTGCTGACTTACCAGTCTTTGGGTCTTTGATATTGAATGTAGTAAGACTTTGTGATGGGATATCTAAACACATACCATAGTCCATGTATGTGTCCATCCAGTTCAATACAGCTTTACGTTTAATCATAGCACGTGGGCAGTTAGGATCTTTCCAGTCTGCTGGCCACTGACATTTAAGAATCTGAAAACCACCACTATCACCTAACATGAACGTACCCTCTTCACGTTCTCTAATAATACTTTCACTAGGATCGTCTTTAGTAGTATCTAAGTTAGCATGACCAGCACTGTATAAGCCCCACTTATAATAGTATAGGCCTTCTTTACTGTTTAAGAAGTTAAGTTTTTCAACATCACCATTAAAGCCGGCCGGGATACGTGCTTTAGGGAAGTAATCTTCACCTTTGCGTTGTTTACCTAAGCCAGCAATATAGAAACTACTGACTGCAGGTAAGAACAATGCCCAATCGGGCTTGTGCTGTGCTGATAGATTAACTTGTTCCATTAATTACTTTGCGTTAGCTGGCAATAGATATGTGTAAGTAGCAAGACCACTGTCAACTATAATCTCAGTCGCACCTGCATCAGCAATACGAACTTTCTTATCACCTGGCAAATCCATGATAGCTAAGAATACTTTAACAGGCCAGTTCCATACTTTAGTCAATGAACCAGTTACACTGTGTTGAAATACAAAGTTACCACTGTGAGTTGATGGGTCACCAAAGTTAATCTTCAAGTCACCATTAACTGTAGTGAATGTAAAATGTTCTTCTTCACTATTAGCACTTGCTTGTTTCTTTAGTCGTTGAATGCCTGCGATAGTTGGCTCAAACTCAACATTCCAAGTAGTACCTTTAAAAGTAACAGTTTTAACTTTTTCTTCTACGATTGATTTAGTCATCAAACGATAGTCGTTAACAAATGTACCGTCTTTTGTTTCAAAGTGAATAGTACTAGGTACATCAACACCATCACGTGTAGTACGTAACACAGAGATTTTAGCGTGTTCATCATAGTCATCGAAACCAAGAACAGTTTTTAGTTTAGTTAAGTTAGGCATACCAAATACACCAATGAAGTCACTGATTGGACCATTCAATACTCCTGATACAATAACAGTTTTCTTTTCTGATATTGCATTAATATGTGTTTCAGTATCTGTACCGGATACTTTAATTAAGTCTACGTCCCCTAGACCGTTTGTGTGTGTAATTAAATCTTGTAAATAATCTTTCATGTTTTTCCTTTGTATACCTATTTAGGCAGTTTATGTTATCTATTATAGTGGATTTTATTGCGTAAAGCAATAGCAGTTTACCCGAAGCTGAACAAATCATCAAATGTACTATTAGTATCTGTACTACTACGAATATCCCAACCAAGTACGCCCAGTAAGTTATCAATCTTCTCATCAACCAATGTTTGTTCCATTGCTTGGTCATCAAAAGGTAACTCGGTGAACCATTTTGGTAATCGTAATTCGTCAACCGGATATGCAACTGAAGTGAAGCCTAATGGATTGGGTTTAAGTTTACATACTACTACCTTCATACCATCAATAATCTTTTGACTATAGTTATCGCTATTCACTCTACGCAAGTAGTTGTAATTCAATGCCGCTCTTACGTGTCCGGGCATATTAGCACGACCTGTACTGCTCTTGGCTTCTAAGTCACCGTACATTGTAAGTTTATTAACACCTTTGGGTGAGCCTTTAGTCCAACTGTCTTGTGCAGTTAATACACGTTTAAAGTCTTTGATAGCTTCAATGACCTCGTCACGACCTTTACCTTGTTGCAGAACCATTTGCAATACATTCATTAAGAATTCTTGTATGTATTTAGGAGTATCAGCACGTTTCAAGTCAAGACCCATAGCTTTGATATCACCAAGCTTACCATCTTTGTCTTTACGCTTACCTTCTTTGTCAAAGATGTTAATAGCATAACGCTTCTTAACCATAAAGATAGCACGATCACCAATCAGTTCACGACCAGCTTTGATAATTTCACCATTCTTTCTTGGAGCGTGAAACGCCTTCTCCATAAATGATGGGAAACTTTCATTAGCTTGGTCTGCGATACTATCGTATAGTCCGATACAGAGTTCTTTGTCCCATACCAATTCACCTTTATCAATCTGTGGCTTGAGTGTGGGATAAGCTGTGAAGTAACAACTATCAGTATCACCATATACAATTGCATTTCCTTCGTGTGAATACGTACCTTCAACTGATTCATTGATAGTACTCATCATATGCCGAACAATCTGACGACCACTTAGTGTAACACTTTGACCTATGCGCTTATCATAGAATCTGCAATGTTCATTTAACAATGCACCATATGCCGAGTTCAATAAAATCTTACGAACAAGTTGTCGCTTGTCCCAATATTCTCTATCCTCAGTCGTAGTTGACTCTTTGAGTTTCTTCTGCATTTCTTTACGGTCTGAGTACCAGCGTGTTAGTAGACCAGGAACAATACCTTCTTTTTCATAAGTAAAGATTGTACCATTAGCACTTAACATCCAAGGCTTGTGACTGTCGAATATCATCTTCCAGACTTCTGCCGCACTCATTTCTTCAGTACGACCATCTTCAAAGTCAACTATAAGCATAGTACCACGTTCTTGATTCATAACCGCAGTATATTCTAATGCACCAAACAAATTCTCCCATAGTATAGCACCAGTCACATCATCGTCACCTTCTTTATAGCGTTTCTTCTCACTGGCTAGTCGAAGGCCTTTGTCTTTCATGTACTGGTCTGTGATTGTCTGTCTGATTTGAGCAACGATGGTTTCACCACCCATGTTGAGGCTACGAATAACCGAGGGATAGAGCGAGTTAATGTCGACGGCTCCGACATATTCATGCATGCCTCTTTTCGGCGTAGCAACAAAGGCACCTGCTGCCTGCTGGATTTCTTCTTCATTTTCAACCTTTCGTTTTTTATCTGGAACAACTAAGCCACGTTCGTGTGCTTCATTAAAAATTGCCATCTCAATCATTGCCACTGAACCCATAACTGTTGGAAGCAGTACTGTGTTCTCATGTGCAAGTTGATTAGCTAATTCTAAAAACTTTAGTTTGTTGTGAATCTTCACCAACAACATTGTATCTTGTCTGTTGTATTCAATGAACTTTTTAAAGTCTTTGTTATACAGTTGGTCAAGCGTGCCTTCATATTGTGTTTTGTTTTCACCTACTTCCATCTCACCGATACTATCAAGTTTATAACTATGGCGTGATTCATAGTTATACTTTTTGTACAACTGTAGATAGTCCAAGTGAATACGACCTACTAAGTCATAAGTTGTTTCACTCTTACCGAATCGTTCATACTCTCTAGCTTTAGGAAGTTGACCCATCAAGCAAAACTTGCGTGTGTCATCTTTACTCATCACCCTAGTAACACGATTGACCATATAGGGAATATCATAGCCCTCTGAGTTCCAACCAGTCAATACATCAGCATCTTCAATAAGTTGAAAAAAAACATCAAACATTTCCTTTTCTGTTTTGAAAAGCATTGTGTTTTCAAATCCACCAGCGATTTCTAATGCGGTTTCACTAGACATATGTTTGGGAGCAATTACTAACGTAATACATTGGTCTAGCCAATCTAAGTAACAACTGATAGCAGTTACAGGATTGAATGGATCACTAGTAGGACTGAAACCTTTATCTGGATCAAAGTCTACCTCAATGTCAAAGAAACAAGTATGAAGTTTAGGAGCGTCAACTTTTAAATAGTTTTCACTTAGACAACGGAAGACAACATTGATATCACTTTCAAATAATTTCTTACCTGAATGAATGCGTCTTTCTTTTTCAAACTCTTGTCGTTTGCGTGTACTGAAACGACTGACTGGGTCACCATAGATACTACGATGCTTACCTTTATTATTAGGATAATATAATACATAGTTAGTAGGATACTCTTTATACTCTCGTTTACCTTGAGGTGACCGTTCTACTACATAGATGCGATCCTCATCTTTACTGTGAATGGCATCCACATAACTCAAAGTGTTTTCCCTACAGTTTCTAGGATCGTATTGAGTTCATCATGGTCTTTGTTAGTCTGACCGAGACTTGCTTTGTGAGCAATTTTAATTGCTTTTTTTAATGTACTAGCTTTGATTTCAAGTTCCTCGGCAACCGCTTTTACTGTATCCGAAAGTCCACCATTCAATGTATCAATCTCATGTAGGACTGTCATACCTTCATTAATTAATTGTGTAAGTTTAATCTTAGCTTCACCATTAAACGTTCTATTATAATCTGACATAGTTTCTCCTTAAATAATTAGTTAGTATACTTGAGTTGCGTAGAGAAGTCAAGTATTTTGTTTACCTTGTACAATCTTCTTGACCAAAGTATGTAGTCCTGGATTGACATGTAATGCATGTGGCATCAATTCATTACGAACATAGTTACGCATATAGCGTGAGTTTTTGTTTGATTCATCTTCAAGCCAGGGTACGTTATGACTCTCACACCAATAGATAAACTCCTGTTTGCGTGTAGTTAAGAATGGTCTGATTACATTGTTGCGTGTTAATGGAATAACTTTGGGTGTACCATGTAAGCTTGACCAAATATATGTTTCAACACAATCATCTAAGTGATGACAAGTGATGACTGGCCCAAGACCACTTAAAAAATCATAACGTTCTCTACGCCAGTATTCTTCTTGACTTTCTTTACTACCCTTTTGACTTCGTGGTGATCCATATAGCATTGGGATATTATTATCACTGCAATATCTGGAAACAAATTGTGAGGCTTTTTCACCGTTTTGTGTTCTGTGATTAAAATGGGCAATCGTTACTTCGTGCTTGCGACTTAAAAAGTCAACTACTGCCATGCTATCTACACCACCGCTACAAGCGACTGTGATACTTTTGGGTAATGGAACTGTTAGCTTAATCATCTATACATTATAGCATATAATGATTTGTTTAGCAACGATTATGGATAGTTGGTTAACCGTAGGCTGCGGCTGCTAATTGGGTTCTAGCAGTACCTACACCAGTAGTGTCACTAGCAACTACACCTGTATTACTTACTAGATTGGTTGTTGATACTGCAACAGTTGTAGTACCATAACCAAATATAGCGTTATCAGTACCATAACCAGCGGCAGCTAGGTTATACCTAGCTGTACCTACACCAGTGGTGTCAGTGGCCACTACGCCTGTATTACTTACTAGATTAGTTATGGCTGTTCTACCAGCACCTCCGCTGGTAGTACCAAATCCAAATATAGCTTTATCTGTGCCGTATCCGGCAGCCGCCAAGGCATTTCTAGCAGTACCTACACCTGTGGTGTCTGTGGCTACAACACCGGCGTTACTTACTAGGTTAGTCACGGCTGTGGATGCACTATTGTCAAGTCCGTAACCAAATACAGCTTTGTCAGTGCTGTACCTTGCGGCTGCCAGGTTAACTCTGGCAGTACCTACACCTGTGGTATCTGTGGCCACTACTCCTGTATTACTTACTAGATTAGTCATTGATACTCTGGCAAAAGAAGAATTATCTCCATACCCAAATATAGCTTTATCTGTACCATAACCAGCAGCCGCCAACGAATATCTAGCAGTACCAACACCTGTGGTGTCAGTGGCTACAACACCAGCGTTACTTACTAGATTAGTCATGGATACAACGGTGCTGCCATCAGTAGTCCCGTAACCAAATATAGCTTTATCTGTGCCATAGCCTGCGGCTGCTGGTCCGAATCTAGCAGTACCTACTCCTGCAGTATCAGTTGCTACTACACCTGTGTTTGATACTAAATTGGTCATTGACACACCGGCAAAAGTAGGATTACCTACATATCCATAACCAAATATAGCTTTATTACCACTCGGTCCGGGAGAAACAGTACATCCAGCACCAGTAAATGTTATACCACCTGTTATTGTAATTGACATGTTATTCCTTTATTGAAAGATATGATGATTCTGTTCCCCGTATATCTTAATATATTTACCAGCAAGCATATCTGCCATTGCTTCTATTGGACTACCTGGATAACTATCACCCGGATCAATCATATCTAATTCACCTTGACGGACATGTACCAATTCGTGGAATACTGTGCGTAGTATATCTACTAGGTTACGATTTTTAGCATATACCCAAATACTATCATCACCCATTTTATGTCCTCCAGTATGATGATTATTTTGTGCTTCATCAGTATCCATACTGAGTTCAATACGTGGTTTGTTTTTTAGATGTAATCGTTTACATGCCCAATCACAGAACTTATCAACTTCTTGTTGTAGTTCACTACTATCACCCTCGTCTAGTTTATTCTTAATCCAACTATCCGGACTACGATGGAATTTCTTTACGAACAAGTCATGTAGTGCTTTACCAGTGATACTATGTTTGCTAGCAATTCTTCGCATCAATTTATCAATGGTATTATAATCGTGCTTTTCCAAACTAGGCAATTTTCTTGCTAGTTCTTTTGCGGCTGATTCGTATAGTTCTATTGATTTCATATTAGTATTTATGCTCACTTTTGATTTCACAGTAGCGAATTGTTACATCAGGCCAGCAGCCGGCCCACACTTTATAACGCAAAGGTCCTAAGGTAGTGTGTTCTTAATCATTCGTTTTACATTTAGCACGTTTACTATTAGTTAATAGACCGTAATCTACTGGCCATTCTTTACCAGGCTGTAATTCTTTAGCATTAGCAGGGAAATGATACTTTACACCTGCATATTCTTGTATCTGTGCTAATGGTGCACGAAATTGTGTTAAATCATTACCCAAGTTAACATATGGTTTCTTATGTGGGAATTGCCATCCAGCAACTTCTTTTGTAGTATTATTAATTACAATCTTGTAGTACCCATGAGGCACAACTACTCCGTTACCAATCTTCTCATTGCTAGGTCCATAGTATGCACCTACATAGATAGTAAACGGTTGCTTTAATTGTACTGCCCAGCCACGAATACTTGTTTCTAATAGTTTCCATATACCACGATTTAAACTACCATGTTGCGGATACATATTGGTCATTAAGAAACTTTCGTATTCTACAATTTGACTATAACTTAAATCACCATCTGGTGCGGCATGACCTTTGTCATAACCTGTAGCTACATAATCATCAGGCTTTGCACCATCTTTAATACTAGCATCAGCAACAAAAGCGTTTGTACGTGGGAAACATCCTAATGCGTTTTCTGGTTTTAATGTATATGCTACATAGACTGGAATCTTAGCAGGAGCATCATATGCTACAAGATATGCTTCACGGCATATAGGTTGTGATGGTCTTTGTGTTTGTGCGAATCCATATGGACTATGTACTTGACATTGTTGTGGTGGTAATGGTATACGTTGATCCCAAGCAAAGGCATTTATTGATAGCATTACTGCTAGTATTGTTAATAGTTTTTTCATAATAATATATTTTTGTAATCAACGAAATTTGCATGTCTATCTTCTAGACCTTTGCCGGCAGGGTTAATTTTTTGTGTTACTGCTTTTGTATCGTTGAAGTTATTTATACTAGGTTTGACACGTGTTTGCCAATACCATACAGCAATTTTGGCTGCAACGTCTGGTCGTTCTGCTAATTCAGGTTGTTGTAGTAGAGGAATATTTAATGCTGTTTGTGCCATGCGATAATTATCACGACCAGTCAATTGAATGAATCCACGACCATGGTATTTTTCACCATCTCCGGGTTGTTTGTTACCTAGTATTTTAGCAGTACGTGGTGCAAACTTAGGATCATATTTTTTAGCAAAATAGTTTGGACCCATGCTTTTTTCTTTTAACCTACTGAAGTTCCAAGATTCATGTTTAGTTTGACCCATAAGTTGTGCCAATTCAGTGCCAACAATGCCGGCTTGTCTAGCAGTTTTTTGCATCATTGTTTCTTCTTGTGGATTATTACTTAGTGTGGTTATATTGTTTGCTACAGCTTTAGGTTCAGGTTGTGCCGGTTCATCTTGTTTATTTTGTGAATTATAATTACCTATCATACTACCCACTGTAGCGGCACCTAAACTACCTAGTGCAAATCCCCTGCGAGATATATCGTCAGCTATTATGTTACGATTCTTTACTTTGCTAATCTCAATACTGATTGGTGTATTGGTAGTCATTGCCCTAAAGATTTTTTCAGTTTCACCCTGACCTGGTTTAAGTTTTGCTGATATTATGTTGAATCGTAACCTATTCTTTTTAACACCAATGAACTCTCCTATTAATACTTCATAGTTAGGATAGTTAGGTGACAAATCCACTTTGGGATTTTCTTGTTCTTCTAAATAAAATACATCTTCATCCGGTGATGTTTGTAATGTTGGATGTGCTGTTAATACAATATATGCATTTTCACCATGATTATCTTTTTGCTTAGACATTGCTACTCCTAAATCAGGAGTTCTAACTACAAAAGTAATATATGGCATTTTTATTAGTTCATGTCCACGTTTAGTTTCTAATTTATGTAATACTCGAAGGACTTTTTCTATAGGAATATTACGTTTTGAACCGTCACTTCTATCATTAATGAAGTGTTTGCTCACAACTAAATATCCGTCTGCAAAGGGTATTTCTTTATTAATAAATTCTGTTGCTCTCATATTAGCTCATTATAGGTAATACTTCAATGTCCGTACCTTGATCGTACCCATTGTCTCTTAGCCATTGAATAGCTACACGATTAGCATCACGTTGAACATTGCCTATGCCACTAAAACGATGTACTTCACGTCCGTCTGCCATTACTTTCCAAGCACCGGTGAATGAACCAGGTATTTGTCTTTGTTGTTGAATAGCATTAGTGCTATCTGGGGCGGGTGCAGGTTGATCCATACGTGATAGACCATACCCTCGTCTATCAATACCCTGATCCAATAACCAAGCTTGAGCTTTTTCTCTCGCATCTTCAACTGATGTAGCTTGGAATGTATAAACTATACTTTGGTCTGCTGTTCTGTATAGTTTGTAATCTTGTGTTTCGCCACTTGGTTCATTAGTAGCACGAATTGGTTGTGCTAGTATAGGTTCACTATCACCAACACGTCTTATACCAAATATGTCTCTAGCTTGTCTTGCTGGAAATCTGTGTGGACCGTGTTCAAGATAATCATTTAGTCGAATCAATGCTTCTCTATCATTAGTAATGCCTTCAGCATCCTCTACCTTTCTATTAGTATCCAAATTAAATATTTCATATTTTGGTTTATCATCTTTAGGTTCTTCAAACTTACGAACTGGATAAACAGCGGCAGCAGTTAATGCACCTAAACGAATGTTCCATTCATCTGATGCTTTTTGTAGTGCTTCTTCTTTACTTGTAGCAACAACTTCAATACTTGCACCACTACGGCCACGACCTTCTTTATCAACACGATACCAATACTTTTTGCCAACTTCATTGTCAGCCTTTACTTTACGTTCTATCTGTGCTTGTTTAACAAAGCTACGTAATGCAGCCTTTGGTAACTCACCTGCGGCATACTTAGCAAAGTATTGAATCGTATCTGTATTATCTTTACTTGGCTCTAATAACTTATAAAGTTTTTTTAGATATTCTTTTCTATACTTCTGTGGGTCAACTGCGGCATCCAGTGCTACAACAAATCGTAACAGTGTGTTCTCAATCTTAGGTATATCAGTATCCAACCAATCACCTCCCGGGCTACGAAACTCAATGTAACCATCTTTAGTATTGATACTTGTATATTTGGCTGTTGAACCACTATGAACTAGTTTGCTAGCAATATCACTTAGTCCACTTTTCATTCCATCTAACAACTTTTTAGCGTTTGCTGGATTTTCTCTAATGTTATCTTTAACTTGTTTCAACGCACTCTTGCAAAAAGTGTTACCTTCACGGTCGAACTCTTTCAATATATATTCGTCACCTAATAGTAATGCTAGTTTAACATAGTCAAGCTTTTCTCTACTGAAGTCAGGAACACTTACGTTGATATGTAAGCCGGTACTATCATTCGTATAGCAACCTGTTTTCTTAGCCCAAGCAACAACTTTGTTGAAGTCAGTTATCATTTCATCTATTGGCATTGGTGGACTTACAAACTCTAATCCAGCAGAACTGTAATCATCTGGCTCTAAGCTACCATCAGGTTCAACTACATAGTGACCTGCTTCTCTACGAGCACCGTGATAACGTTCGCTTGTATTGACTGGCTTACCAATCATTCTACTGAACTCATCACCAACATCATCAACGCTTAAGTCACCACCATTGTCGGGATAAAACCAATGTGGCCAAGTAATATCATAGTTACTTTCAACGTCTTGCATTGTATAAAGACCTTCACTTTCTAACCAATCATTTTCGTCTGGCCAATCAGTTTCATCCATCCACTTTTCACGTGCATTGTCATACAATCTAGATTGTTCATCCCATTCTTCTTCAACAAACTGGTCGAACTTTTCACTTGCTAAATCGTGTGCTTCTTTCCAGTGTTTCCAAGCTTCATTGCCTTCTGTTTCACTGCGTTTAGATATCTTACCTGCTTTGTTCGCCGCTTCCTTTTGTTCATCTGTTAAGCCTAATTGGTCATACGCTTCATCAAGTGCGGCATCTTCATCAAACTCACCTTCACTTTCAATGTATTCACGTAGATAATCTTTACCTTCACTATCCCATTGTTCGCTACGTCTTTCATCTGCCCATTCGTGATAACCTTCAGTTAGCTCATCAACTAAACTATCTACTTCTCTAAGACCATTGTAGTTACGGTCATAGAAAAAGTTGCGTATGTTTTGAATACTACCAGCACTTTCATCACTATCATAGTCAGCTTCTGGATCTCCGTCACCTTCTTCTCGTTTAACGTTTGGAACAATCATCTCAAATTCCATACCAGCCTGAGCACCAGTCTTAGCAGCCTCTTGCTTTAACCGTGTAGGATTCATTGCTACTTCGTCAAGTATCTCTGTATCTTCTAATATTATAAAGTCTGTTGCTCTCATTTTTATTTCATCTTTTTTGTTTAACCGTAGGCTGCGGCTGCTAAACTATCCCTAGCAGTACCTACACCTGTAGTATCAGTAGCAACAACGCCTGTGTTTGATACTAAATTGGTTATTGCAGTTACTGAGCCACTATTACCATATCCAAATATAGCTTTATCAGCTCCATACCCGGCTGCTGAAAGAGCATACCTAGTAGTACCTACACCTGTAGTATTTGTAGCAACAACACCGGTGTTACTTACTAAGTTGGTTGTTGCGGAAGGACCTACACTTGTGACATTTCCATACCCAAATATTGCTTTATCAGTACCATACCCTGCGGCTGCTAGATAATATCTAGCAAGACCAACTCCTGTTGTATCTGTAGCAACTACTCCTGCATTACTTACTAAATTAGTCATTGACACTCCGCTACCGACAAGACCATATCCAAATATAGCTTTGTCAGTACCATAACCTGCAGCCGCAAGGGCAAACCTAGCAGTACCAACACCAGTGGTATCTATGGCAACTACACCAGTGTTTGATACTAGATTGGTCATTGACAATCCGGTAAAACTTATGTTAGCACCATATCCAAATATAGCTTTATCGGTGCCATATCCAGCGGCTGCAAGATAACCTCGCACTGTACCTACACCCGTTGTATCGGTAGCTATTACGCCTGTGTTTGATACTAAGTTAGTTAGTGAATATGCAACGGTATAACTAGCATTAAACCCATATCCAAATATAGCTTTGTCAGTACCATAACCTGCTGCCGCAAGGCCTTCTCTAGCAGTACCCACACCTGTAACATCATTACCAACTACACCCGTGTTAGATACTAGATTAGTTATTGCTGTAACTGTACCGGTAGTTCCATATCCAAAGATAGCCTTTTGAGTGCCACCACCTCCACCCCCGCCACCAGGTGTAAACGTCCATCCGCCACTAAATGTTAATCCACCTGTTATTGTTACTGTCATATTATGTTGCCTTTTTCAACTTATTCCATTTATCATATATATAGTTTTTCAACTCTATTGTATTTTTAATTTCATTGTCGTTCATGTATTTAATCAACTTCACAGCACTAGCTCTATCTCCTGCATCTGGCTTACGTGCGTTACTTAAATCAACACCTATGTTATGATCGCCTGTAGTATCGTGATACCATAACAGGTTCTTTAGTTGTCTCTTTGCTCTATCGCTTAGATATTCCTCTTTGTCTTTTTCAATCAACTCAATCCAAGGCTTAACAAAGTCAGTTGGCTTACGAGTAGCACCTCTAGTTGGTTGACCCTTCAATACATCTTTGGCTTGACTTGGCTGAACACTCTTACGTGTATCTAATAATCTCCAAGCACTCTCATTTGTATAAAGATATGCTGGTATATCTTTTTGTTTAGCTGTTATCATTATTTGCCGTGTTTGTGGGCTACGATATTCATTTTGTTCTTTTAATAAGATATGTATCTCTGTAACAGGTGTCATTGGTATACTTGGCTCTTTGCTGAACACTCTATCTTCTGATTCACGTGTTCTAGTACCATCACTTTTTAACCAAGCACTATTCCAATAGTCTATTGGCTTAACAATGTATCTACTGTTGAACCAATCACCGTTCATTTTAAACATTACACCACCCGTACCAACATATCTATGATAGTCACCAGTCGGTGTTCTTGTTAAACTTAAGAAGTATGGATAACCTTTTGGTGCATAATCTTCTTCGCTACTATTACCTGTTACACTTGCTAGTTCAAAGTTACCTGATTGTAGAATCTTTAATGCGGCATTGGTACTAGTGTAATGAAATACTACGCTGGTTGCACGTTCTATTAAAAACTCGTTTGCTCTCATTATGTTATTAATATGTTGGTAATGCCGCTGTGGGTGGCGTGAATGTGGTGGTGTATCTGGCCAAGCCTTTTGTGATGCGGAGATCGTCTATATAACCATTTAAATCATATACGTTATCTATAGTTTTACCTACTCTCAATGGACCTGTTGGCATCATACTGGTTGAGTTTGCACCGCTATAGCCCTGTACTCCATCATTGAATATTCGTAATGTTCCACTTGCTCTACAAATTGCAATATGAGTCCACGTGGCCGAAGCAACAGCAATTGAGCTGGCAATATCGCTTGCAATTAAAATATAAGGTTGATTGCTGGAATTTAACAGCACTGCCCAAGGCGATGCAGTTCCTGAACTTCTTGTGTCAAGTATTGTTTGATATGCTGATCCACCGGCTCTATAAAGCCAAAATTCTATTGTAAAATCTCCAGTACCAAATTGATTGGCCACAGAGAAAGGTGCAGTTAGATAATCACCTGTACCATCGAACGCCATACTTGATCCGCCAAATTTTGATTGTGCAGTAGAGATTTTGGCATCACCCACTGTTTCCAAGTTGTTCATCATTGCATTGTCAATGATACCAGCGTTGGTGTAGTTGAGTAGTAGGCTTGTGTTTGTGATTGCTGTTAGTGGTGATGTGGGTACGGTTACAGTGGTAACACCCGAACCTTTAACTATGCGA